TCTTCTTCTGCTTCTTCGGCTTCTTCGGCTTCTTCGGCTTCTTCTTCGGCTTCTTCGGCTTCTTCGGCTTCTTCCACCACGATTTCTTCAGGAGGTTCAACCAATTCATATACAATATGTTCTTCCGCAACCAAGTTGTCACAAATAATCTCCGTATCTACTGCAATATCATCATCTGACACTGTAAATGATTCTGGAACATACTCCTTTCTGCGACTTTGTTTTAGTTTTTTATTTAGGCGTTTTTCATTTTTATGCATCTTTTTCAATTCGTTACTTAATTGCTCATTCGCATATTGCAATTCATCCACACGATTATCTAGAAATCGTATTTCATCTCGCAACTTTTGTACAATAGGAGAATACATCATAAAATCATAATTATCCTTATATAATTCATAGTCGCGCATCTCAGACTGAAGTTTTTCCATTGACTTACGAAACTCACGTTTCATATTCTTTTTAACAGAATCAATAACAGGATTGGATTTCATTCTGATACTAGATGGAATAAATTGTGTATAGTATTAATAAATGGCTTATAATATATGATACTATATCTTTATATTATTCAAAATATCAATTTTCTGTTGGATAACACAAATATCCCCACCTATATTTTATTCCAAGATGGAGGAAACAAATCATCCAGCTTTATTTCTCCCATAGCTGGACCAAACCATATATGTGGATAACATACATATTTATTGGCATTTTTATTTAAATATGCACCCCACCAACTAAACGAGCTATTTGCAATAATATTGTCATTACAGCAGCTCATCAGCAATAATTGTTGCCAGTCTTCCATACCATCTTCCACTTTTACTATTTCTAACTTGGAATACTGCGAAAATTTCATACGAATATAGTCTATAACACTATCTACAATAATATTGTCTTCTGCCTCGCAAAAATACAATATTCGTACCGGGGTATCTAATCCATATTTCATATTTAGTATATACGTTAATGCAGATTCATAATACTCTTTTGGCATAATTGGATGATAATGTTGTTTTTCCTTGTAATCTCCCAAACGAAAATGCATACTAATGGTGGACGTATTATCAAAATATTTAGCATATTTTGTCCTTACCGAGTTTTGCTGATTTGACAATAATATCATTGCATATATTTTGTCTTGGTATGCCTCAAAATATTTGTATGACTGGTAATATCCATTCAATGAAAACGAATTATTTGCAGGAACTGATTGTATTTTCGTATAATGAAACCCGGATTCTTGTATTACAGGAAGTGACTTCAAATCATCGTTGGAAAACTTGCAAACCCGGTTTTTTGTAGTAAATAGCATAATATTCGTCAAAAAATTATGCCAATATGTTTGTCTAATTTTACCAACCAACAACCTATCGCTGTATGGAAATACAAATTGATGACCGTGTTCAAACGCATACGATATGGTTGCAAATATTTGGAATAATTGATTTCCTAAACCACCCATTAATTGAATAGTAATCATATTTGACTTATGTTATACTATAGTATATTTTGTGAAAACCCTTTATATATATTCACAAAATACTTGTATGAAGGTTATTCCCTTGAAGACAATCCAAACTTATCGCGTATAATCGTGGTTTTGCTGGGCCCTTGTGGTTTTTCACTTTGTCGTTTCACTTTATATACACCATTATTTACAGTAGACGCGTTTTTACTTCCGCCATAAATATTTAACACCATATCCTCATTATCTTCGTGCAATTCGGGCAATATACGCGTCAATGGTTTGTCTATAACTAATAACATATGCTCCGTTTTCAACATTTTACGATATTCTTGTATAGTCATATTTCCATAATACTTTTCTAATAAATAAAATGGATTTGGCGCGGGTTTAATATTCTTTTTATAGTCATAAACCTTGCTATAGATTTGATTTAGCAAATGATATCGTTCAAACTTTGTAGAGTCGTCAATATTTTCTTTCATAAGGAATGCCACTGCACATTCGGGCCTGCAAAATGAACCATACCCAAATATTGTAGCATCCATTTCATATTTAGGTATATAACATGGATGATTATCAAACTCATATGTGCACCAAAAACACGCCGACTTTTTATCACTCAAATTATTCTTGTACAAGTTTATCTTTAATTTTTTCAATTTCAGAGTTATATCCTTCATATTAGCACCTGCATCATCTTCCGTAAACTCTAGTTTATGCGTATCTTGTTTTTTTGACATACACATACTACACATTGAATTACCTTCTATATTTTGTTCATATGCATACGACCCTTTTGTTTTATTTTCATCATCCGAAATTGCATCATATTTAGAAAAATTGGTTTTGTCTTCGTTATAAGTCATAATCGCAGGAGGAATACTAGGATTATATGAAGTTGGATCCGTCACCAGTTTATTCAATTTATCGTTGTATTCGTGCAAATCATTTAAAGAGCATTTCAAATGCAATATAACATTTGCAACAGCTTGTGGTTTTGCAACCGTCTCTTGCTGTTTAGAAACCAATTTGCCCCCCTTTGGTTTTCTGCCCCTTTTCTTTGCCCCCACTGCTACATTTTCATCTATATCTGTATCTTGTACAGTTTCATCTATATCGGGGTCTTGTGCACTTTCTAATTCTATTTGTATGTTCTCTATATTAGACGCAGTCGCATCTTGAATTATATCGGACTTCTTCTTACGTCCTCGCTTCTTTTTTTCTACAATATCCATTTGATAGATTTATAGAGTAAACCTATCAAAAAACTTTATATGGTTTAAAAAAACAATAAAATGACCAAAATCTATATATGTCCATTGTGTTCATTATAACAATTTCGGCATAGTGGAACATAATTATCGGTTCCAATAACTACTTGTAAAGTCTCCCCGGTAATACGGTGTGAAAAAACCCCAGGTGTTCCATTTTTACAATATGCACACAGAGAACTTAGTTTCACTATTTCATCGCAATAAGGAACCAAATCCAACAATCTACCAAACTTGTTTCGTTTGAAATCACCGTCCAACCCGCATATATATACAACTTTGCGATATACTTCAACCATTTCTAATACAGATTCATAAATGTCTTCAAAAAACTGACCTTCGTTTATTAATATTACATCTGCACTATCAATCATTTCTTTTACTGATGACAATGTCCTTGCAAATACACAAGGTATCATTATTTTATCGTGGGTAGATAAGAGTGAATCATTATATCGCGTATCATCTGCATAATTGATAACGGCGACTTTTCTACCAATATACGAGTACTTTTTATAGTGCTGTACTAAGCGCGTAGTTTTCCCAGAAAACATTGGACCCAAAATAAGTTCTAAATATCCACGTTGGTTCGGTTGAGACATATTATTCATATTATTATTAATATTATTATAGTATAACACCAAATATTTATATTGTTTCGTATATTACACAATACAAACAATAATAAAAATATGTTTTATTAGTTATTAGGTATACAGTCTTAGATATAAAAATGCAATGGTTATCTTACATACATAGGCTAAATGGGCTATATGATTTATTATGCGCTATGTCTATATTAGGAATAAACATATCTATTGTAAAAAATCTACATTTGTCAATGTTTCTAAATAATTATGAACCAAATAAAATCGGCAAACGTTTTCTAGCATATTGGATATTTACTTATGGAATAATCCGGCTCTATAGTTCAGAGAACATTGTTATAGCATATTCTTATTATATTGAGGCAATGGTTATTGCAAATGAATCGTTGATAAAAAAAACGATGCATATGGATAAATCGGTTTTTGTTATATGTACTTGTATTTTATTAGGATATATATCAGAAGTATCTAAATAATGATGAAATTATAATTATTAGAGTATAATAATATGGTATATTCTTAGACAGGTGAAACATCTGGTTCATTAGTAGTTTCATTTATTTTTTCAGTATTTGGCACAACAATATTGGCGACATCACTTGCAATTATTCTAGCTATATATTCTTGTCTCTCTCTTTCCATTTTTGCTAAATATTCTTGATGGTGTTCTTCCATTTGCAAAGCTTGTTGTCTACGGCGGTCTTCTTCCATTTGCAAAGCTTGTTGTCTACGGCGTTCTTCTTCCTCATATTCAATACATTCACGTCTGTATTCTGCCTCACCTTTTAATGCAATAATTTGCATAATCCGCATTACGCACCCTATACTTGCTCCACTATGACAACCCCCAACAGGGGTATTTGCAATTGCATTCATAATTTTATTATATAATGGGTCATTTGTAAATTGAAACCCCGTGGTGTAGCTGACCCCCCTAGAATTAAGTGCGTCTCTAAATTGTCCCCACCATTCATTACGAGTAATTACCTGGTATGCATCTCGTAAATATCTTCTATCCCAATCGCTCGCATATGCAAATTCGCCTGGAGTAAATGTATCCACATTTTCAGTTGGAGGCTCCGGAGGCATAATTATTTCCTGTGATTGCACTTGTTCTTCATTGATATTTGAGTTCATTGTAAATATATTTGACGTATGTATAAAATAAATTGAATATTACTAATAAGTGGTTTGTATAATATGCGTTATTGTAAATAATATAAATGTGTTTCAATTTTCTGATGTCTCTAAAACAACATCTCAATCTTCCAAAATGAAACTTCGGAAAATATATTTTCGTCTAAACTATCTAACAAAATAGCAATAATAATGCTATATCCATCACTATGAATACTATTGCATCAAAAACCATTATACCTTGGGTTGAAAAATACAGGCCCACGCATTTCGCCGACATTGTTCTAGATCCAATGAACCGCCAACTATTCCGCAATATTTTAGAAAACGGATATTTCCCCAATTTGATGTTTTATGGTCCCCCGGGTACGGGTAAAACCACCACGATTATAAATCTGATAAATGAATATCAGCAAAAATACTATGGCAAAAGTAAGGGAACTGTAATTCATCTAAATGCTTCCGATGAACGCGGAATAGATATTATACGAAATCAAATAAACCAATTTGTTAAATCCAAAAACTTGTTTGAAATCGGATTCAAATTCGTGATACTGGATGAAGTTGATTATATGACAAAAACGGCTCAACAAGCATTGAAAACCTTATTACAAACGTGCACAAATAATGTGCGGTTTTGCCTCATTTGCAACTATATAAGCAAAATAGATGAAACATTACAGCACGAGTTTATTTGTATTCGGTTTAATCAATTGCCTAAAAAAGAAATTGATTGTTTTATACAAAATATTGCTAAATCAGAGAACTTAGAATTAAGTCTTCACGCAATAGATGCTATACAAAATATGTATCAATCTGACATACGAAGTATGATTAATTTTTTGCAATTGAACCAAAACTTGACCGAATGGACAGACTCTATTATTCATTCTGGAGTATGGGATAAATTGAATACGATGTTGCATACGATTGAACTCACAATTGCTGATATAAATATGTATATTCACCAAATAAGTATTCAATACAATATGGACAAGCGTCAAATTATACAATCGTATTTTTACTATATTATACGGAATTGTTCTGAAATAGTATCAAGCGAGTTTCTTGATATTATGGAAGATTGTTTGCATAATTATGATGTACCTATAGAGAACTTGATTGAATATTTCTATTACAAATTGAGAAAGTATTATATAAAATCTGTATAATCCGCGCCTATTGTTTTCATATTTTTGGGGAGGAAGAGAGGGTGGGTAATGTTTTTACACCTTTGGATATTTCAAATACCAATTAAGTTAAAGATTTACACCTTTGCACATTTAAAACGCCCATTTTATGCGTCTTCAAAATCATAAACAGCTTTCATCATTTCAACTAATTCATTTATTGTATTTTTTAGTTCCTTAATGTCATTTTTCATTTCATCAATTTCACTTTCTATTGAAAATGGTATTTTAATTTCTGTTACAGATTTACATTTTTTAGGATTGTTTTGTAGTTTTTTATTGTTTCTATTATTTGGTCTTCATCTAATTTTGTTTTCAATATAATTTCTTCCATAGAATTATTATTGTTATACAATTTGTATGCGATTTCTCTACGTCTTGCGTTTATACCTCCAGTAGTTCTATTATGATATTGTGCTATTAGTTGTATATCAATATTTTTACTCAACTCTTCTAATAATAATATTTCTTCTTCATCACTCCATTTTTGTCCTGTGTTAGAAGGATATTCTTTATCCGGATTTTTAGATTTTAACATTTTTAGCATAGGACTTTCCATAGTTGTATGATAATTGAAAATAATTTTAAACTATTTTTAATTTTATTACACCTTTAGACATTTAAATTGCCGATGCGAAGCTGTCGCCGGCGGATAATATTATATATAAATAATTATTATAAATATTATAATGGGGCATTATATATAAAATATAAATATATTAAGTTTAAATAAAAATCTTTGAATAGTTTCCGAAATATATTATAAAATTGTAAAAAAACATCGCATAAAAAATAGCCGAACTAGATATAAAATTAGTATTTTGGGCTCTAAGTGTGAAGCGTTTTTATATTTTTGTTTCGTTTTATTTCTATAATATATAAATATTTTATTTATATAATATATAACTTTAATGAATGCTTCTCAACAAACTATAATTAATGATAGTAATATTAAAGATTATGCTTTATTGTATTGTGCAAACCGTAATCATCCCGATTTACCAGATGATTTAAGAAACAATATTATTAATTGGGATACCAGTAGAGTAACAAATATGAGAGCTTTGTTTGCTGGTAAGAGTTTTAATGAACCTCTTAAGTGGAATACAAGTAATGTAACAAATATGTCATATATGTTTATGGATTGTGAGTCTTTTAATCAATCTCTTGATTTTAATACAAGTAATGTAACAAATATGGAATCTATGTTTGATGGGTGTAGAAATTTTAATCAACCCCTTGATTTTGATACAAGTAATGTAACAAATATGGGAAGTATGTTTTATGGGTGTAGAAAATTTAATCAACCTCTTGATTTTGATACGAGTAATGTAACAAATATGGCATTTATGTTTGCGGATTGTGTGTCTTTTAATCAATCTCTTGATTTTAATACAAGTAATGTAATAAATATGGAATCTATGTTTGATGGGTGTAGAAATTTTAATCAACCCCTTGATTTTGATACAAGTAATGTTATCACTATGGAATATATGTTTGACGGTGCGGATAAATATAAACAATTTAAGGGTCGCGAAGGTTTACTTAAAATACATGAGTCTTTTAGTAATGTTCCAGCAGAACAGCCTCTAGATCATATTAGTAGATATTTTGCTGATGAAAACGCTATTATAGGACTAGCTGAGTATCTAGGTCCAGAAGAAAATCCAACAAATCTAGTTACACGTGGAGAAAAAGTTGGATTTACTTTTAAACGCGGTAAAAAACGAAAAGCAAGAAAAACGAGAAAAACAAAAAAAACAAGAAAAACAAGAAAAACAAGAAAAACAAGAAAAACAAGACGGAAAACATAGAGTATTTTGTAGAAAATAACAAGATGATAAATAGATAAAAGTTATAAAAAACAAGTTCTTTAAATTGTTTTATATATAATATAAAATTGTTATAAATAGATTAGCATTTGACATCTATATGGAACGAATACCGCGCGATAGTATATTTAATCATATTATCTCTTATACCTATAATATTCATCCTAATTTTTTATTAGAAGACATAAAAATTATTGCACAATAAAGGCGAATTTAATGTCCAAAGGTGTAATAATCGGTGGTGTAAATGTGCAAAGGTGTATTATTTCCCTAAATGTCCCAAAGACAATGCCCTACTTCTTGCGTTTCCTCCTACGTTTATTTCCAGGAGATTCGTGTAATACACATCCATTCGCTCTTTCAATGTATTTATAAATACATTAGGGGGAGAACTTGCCATATTTGGATCAAACCGGTTAGCAGCTTGAAATACATCATAATTCATAGCCATATTGTCTGTATTCATTTTATGTATTTTTTGCACAACCGGTTTTTTAGGAAAATGGATAATATTTTGCTCGGCAGTAGTTTCATAACAAATGGATGTCATATCTATAGTATTACCGCCATATATTTTTTTAAAGAAATATAAAATTGAAAACAATATAAAAGAAATTAGTGTCCATTATTCACCTAATTATTTTATCAATCACTTTTCCTAAATAATGTCAAAACCCGTAGACGATGAATGGATGCGCTTTTTAGCCACGCAAGGCTCTACAAATATATTTGGTTCAGCTATATCTACATCTGCACCAAAAACTTTACCACCTGTAGTTGCATCTATGTTGACCCCACCCGGTTTTCCAAATAAAGAAGTATCTGAAGAAGCGCCTAAATGTGATGAACTATATATTTCCACAAAAACAAAAGTACTTTTCCTAAATCAACCCATAGATATACAAACCGTTTTCTGGAATATACCCGTTATTGAATATTGGCGTCCAATGGTAGGTGTTGTCAAAAAACAAATGAAGTTTGTGGCAAAAACGGAAGAAGAATATAATACATATCGCGAAAAATTGGAAGGAATACCTTACTATACTGAAAATATCATAAAACAAATTAACAATCCACAAGCAAGACGCCTAAAGTTTAAGGATGAGCGAAAACTCACTATTGGAATTTCCAAAAAAGATATTATGAATTGTCGCGGCAAAGTAAAGAATGCATTCTATAACTGTTTCGCTATGATTTTACGATCAAACTATGCAGGCGAGTTTAAAGAAATACACGTAAAGGTATTCAATACTGGAAAACTAGAAATACCTGGTATTTTGAATGCGCAATTATTTACCATTGTGCGCAATATGATTTTGGAGACATTACAACCATTTATTTCATCCGAATTGTTATTCTTGGAAAACAGCCAAGAAGACAATGTTCTCATCAATTCCAATTTCAATTGCGGATTTTATATCAATCGCGAAAAATTGTATAGTATTTTGCGCTCCGATAAATACGGTATTGAAACCGCATACGACCCGTGCAGCTACCCAGGTGTAAAATGTAAGTTCTATTTCAATAATGATATTGGGTTTGATATGGCTCTTCAAAATGGACGTATTCAGGCATATGAGCGTAATATGAAAATGAGTGAACTAGATGACAACAAAAAATATACAGAAGTATCCTTTATGATTTTTCGCACCGGGAGTTGTTTGATTGTAGGTAATTGTTCCGAAAGTATTTTGATGTTTATATTTGGGTTTATAAAGAATATTTTAAAACAAGAATATGAAAAAATCAGAGTAGTGAGCGAAGAAGTCATTGTCAAATCAAAGAAAAGTAAATTGCGTAAGAAAAATGTAACTATTTCCAACAATTATTATGTGTCAGATGTAAATGTATAAACTGTACAAAACTAAAAATCATTATAGTTTAGCAAATATTTTTTTCCATATGTAAAAATATTTGCTAAATATATACCAATAGTAAAAATGGTTCGCAAGGCAAATAAGAGTTTAAAAGCGTGGGTCACTTTCGTCAAGAAAGTGCAAAAAGAAGAAGGTCTTAGTTATTCCGATGCAATGAAACGTTCTAAAGTACGTAAAGATAGCGGCGAAAAATGGATGAGTGGAGGTGGGGTAGCTGATTCTGCAACACCAATCAATCCTCCTGGAACTCATGCTGATATGAAAATCCCAGCTGACGTCAATGCTAAACCCGTCATCAGCGATTCTCTTGTCTCAAATCAAGGAGGTTCTTCCACTTCTACAACCGCTGTACTTGGTGCTAAAGGCGGTAGTAAGAAACAACAAAATACTTCTAAGAAACAACAAAAGACTTCCAAGAAACAACAAGGCGGTCGCAGAAAGACTTGCTCCAAAAAATAAACCAACTACAACAAAATACTAACTATAGAACGCATATTATCTTCAGTTGGGTCATATTCTAAATGATATTGTGTACAAAACAACAATATCTTTTCTGACATATCCAAATCATATGGCAATTTATTAGCGTGTTTCAATTTATATATTCGCCTGTAATACTCATTTAGAAATGCAAAATACACGTTCTCGTCCATTGCCCATTTTTCTTGAACTATTCCTAAATAATCCATAAATGGTTGATATACAAGAATATTATGAAACAATTTTGCATAACGAGTCACTTGAACATCACATATTGCTAACCGGGCATTAAAAGACATACAACTATTCCAGGCCAATAAAGTATTCCAGGTTTTTACGACTAAATCAATACAATCTTTTTTGGAACAATCTGTTACTTTAGACCCATTTGCATTTTCTTCGTATCTGATTGGAGAACTTGCAAGTTCTCCCAATGTCAATTTATATACGAAAATAGATATATCCGAAATATACAAATTATTTGCTAAATTGGTTTTATCCAATTGTTCAATATATTCTAAATAACATACGTATGATTTCCCACATTGAATGTATATGTTCTCCAAACTATGATTTGAATATACGTGCATAGTAAATACGTGTATAACAATATTGGCTCCATTATACAAAATAGTATCCATATATTTAGATTTCCTCACGATTTCAGAGTGGTCCATAAAAAGTAAATACCCGGTCATTATTTTTCCGAACCCTTCAATTATTTCTATGGCCGATAACATTTAGGAGAACTATACTTTGACTATTTATAAAATATTATTGTTTTATAAACTATTGCGTTTGAATATAATATTTCCAAAATATTAGCACAATGTATTTTTCATTTCAAATATATTTAGGAAAATAAGTATTTAAAGTATTTACAATTAAATATTTTATAATTTCATAGTAAATGAGCGCTACAAGTTCTAATGCAAAAATCGCAGGAAGTTCTGCACCTACCCCTGTACAAACAACACCCAATGGATATAGATTGCCTGAGTCAACGACACTGCAACACGCAGCTAAATTGGCTATAGTGGAAGACAAACCAATTATGTTTGATTATTGGACAAGTTCTCTGGATAAGAGTGTTATTATTGGAGTTAAAGACAATCAAGAAAAGTTATTGGTGAAAAGCGAAGAAGAATATACAAGTCCTATTTCAAAAATATACAAGGTTGCTACAGAGTATATTATTGTTACAGAGAACTCTATATATTTAGTAGATTCAAGCATTGCAACCAAGCGCATTTCGTCATAAATGATATAGTATATGTGTATAATATATACTATATTTACAGGGTTACAATAGCAAATTGTTCTCCATAGTTCTCCATAGTTTACAAAATCTCTTCCAGTAACTTGGCCTGTTCGTCATTTATTTTTTCCGGAAATTGAATAACAAAATCAATAATCAGATTTCCCACCATATTTTCCCTAACCATACCAAACTCTCCAATTACTTTTTTAGAAGTAGGCGATATAACACTTCTATTGGAAGTATTTGACAAAGTAAGTTTTTTACCGCTCAAATGCATTAAATCAATGGTAAATCCACAAAGAGCTTCTTTTAAAGTGAGTGTTTTGGTATAAATCAAATCCAATCCTTGACGTTTGAATACGGACGAGTTCTCTATTTGAATAGCTATTTTGATGTCACCTTTCAAATTATCATTTACTATATTACCTTTTTCGTGCAAAATAATAAACTCATTTTCATCAATCCCCCGATGTATTGGAATATAAATAGTTTCGGTTTCAGTATGTTTGACGTCATTTTGTAATACCCAACGTTCAATTTCTACCGGAATAGAACATCCTAAATAAGCTTGGTCAATAGTTATACGAATGTTTTTTATAATTGGCGGAGGCTTTTGCATATTTGCGAAAATATTGCCAAATGGATGATCCATTCCAGACGAATGCGTTTGCATACGATGTATTCCAGGGCCGTGAAATACGTGTATATTTGGCCCTCCTGGCATTCCACTTTGATGAAATGCAGCGCCTGGAAAACCTCCACTAAACATCATATTAAAAATATTTCCTAAATCTCCTAAATCGTCGGGGCCTCCGGCCCCGGGGCCCATTTTGAAAGGGAATCCATTTCCACCTAAATCATATTGCCTGCGTTTTTCTGGATCACTTAATGTTTCATACGCTTCATTAATTTTGGATGAAATTGCATTTGCGTCGGGCGTTTTATTTCGGTCTGGATGATATTTAAGAGAAAGTGTGCGATATGCCTTTTTGATTTCGGATTCCGACGCGGTTTTTGGAACTTCCAAAATATCGTAATATGACTTTCCTTCCATTTTTATAAATGAATATTTAATACTAAGTATTTGTATTTATATTTTTACCAAATTAAAATATAAATACTATTTTGGCTGGATTTTATAACATATTCCGGAAATAATAAATGATTGATATAACAAGTTCAAAATGTGTAAATAATCGTTCTCCAGATGTTTCCCAAACTCTTTCAACATCACGTTCCGAGTTATTTGCAAGTAATACATTTATATCTAAATACAAGCCATATTACATATCTGATTTTTATACAGGCGAAGACTTCCAATTTGTCCTAAATACTTTATTTGAAATAGACAATCTAAATGTTCTCTTTGTTGGGAATCCGAGTTCAGGAAAAACGACCCTTCTCTACGCAATTATTCGGCAATATTATGGATTGTCTAAAGATTCCACTTTCCCCGAAAATAATATATTACATATCAATAATTTGAAGGAACAAGGTATAAACTATTTTCGCAATGAAATGAAAACATTTTGCAGGTCAAGTAGTACTATTTTCGGTAAAAAGAAATTGCTCATTATTGATGATATAGATATGATCAATGAACAAAGTCAACAAGTATTCCGCAACTACATTGATAAATACAAAAACAATGTCAATTTTATTTCCGTTTGCACCAATATTCAAAAAGTCATAGAAAGTATTCAATCGCGAACTCATATTATCAAATTAGATCCTCCTACTAAAACGAACTTTCGGACAATAATGGAAAAAATAATCCAAGAAGAAAACTTATTAGTAAACAGCGACATTCAAAGCTATATCATTCAAATTGCCAATCATTCAATCCGAAATCTAATCAATTATTTAGAGAAAATATACATTTATAGCAACAACGGAGAACCACTTGATTTAGAAAGTTGTAAAAAATTGTGTAGTATTATTTCGGTAGATTACTTTGAAAAATACGTGGAATACATAAAAACTAAAAAAATTACGGAAGCCATACATATATTATACTCTATACACGATTATGGATACTCTGTCATTGATATACTGGATTACTTTTTTAATTTTGTTAAAACTACAAAATCGCTAAATGAAGATGAAAAATACAAAATTATACCAATCATTTGTAATTATATAACTATTTTTCATAATGTACACGAAGATTCTATTGAATTGGCACTTTTTTCAAACAATATTTACAAGGTTCTCCTAAAGGAAAAATAGAAAAATATTATAAAAAGTAAAAGAAGTAAAAATAGCAATATATTATATGGCAATATTATACATTAAAAGTATAATGTTGCATCAATTATTTCGCAAACAAGTTCCAATAGAATTGTTAATGAACTTGTTGGATAAGATATGTCTAAAAACAGATAAATATTATTTAGTAGATGCAAATGCATTCAAAGTTCTCCTATATAATAATTATCATAAAGAGTTTTGCAACACGATGTTGGAATACTATCATTCATCAAAGGCGTATTATGTAACACGCGATTTTACATATAAATCGTTTGCAACAGTTATACGTCAAATATGTAAAAGTAATGATGTTATGTATGGTTCAAAAATGAAATACGAAAAATCGCTATACAATATTGACTATTTTGTATATTTCGGCTAAAGTTCTCCTAAATAATATAATTTATTAGTATATATCAGAAGGGGAATGTTTAGTTCAAAAAATACGAACTATTTATTGGCATTTAGTGTTATTGCTATAGTGTGCTATGTAGGAATGAATATGAAACAATCATTTACAAACAATGATGAATACGATCTTATCCGGAAATATTTGCTAAATGATTCGCCACTATATGGATTCAATAAGCCGAAACTATGGATACATTCTAAATATGAAGTTAATTCTAGACACTGGAAAAGCTTTCAATCGCGAACATCTACTGATTTGAATCAGCCATATTTACATTTGACTATAAAAACCATAATCAATCATTGTGGATCAGATTTCAATATTTGTCTAATAGATGACGACACATTTAGTAAATTGATACCATCGTGGGATATAGATTTACCGAATGTTGCGGAACCTCACAAGTCGTATTATAGAGAACTTGGGATGCTCAAATTGGTATATTACTATGGCGGGGTTGTTGTACCAAACTCGTTTTTATGCACAAAATCGTTTAAACCTTTATATCAAGATGCAGTGAATGAAAATACACCATTTTTATGCGAAAAACTAAATCGCACAGTATCTCAATCCAAAGATAATAATACGACTCCCTTGTTTATTCCCGGAGTTTATTTTATGGGGGCTAAAAAAAATGACGAAACTGTCAAAGAACTGATTGAGTATTTGAAAAATCGCAATATGTCGCCGCATTTCAGTAGCGAGGCCCGATTCACCGGTGATACATCTCATTGGTGTATGGACGCAGTTAAACATGGAAAAATGAAGGTCATTGGAGGAGAACAAATTGGTATTAAAACACAGACGGGTAAGCCCATTTTACTGGAAGAATTGATGGAGGAAAACTATTTGGATTTAGTAAAGTCTCCATATGGTATTTATATTCCGGCCGACGAAATCTTGCGCAGACCCAAGTTCCAATGGTTTGCGGCAATTTCTTCAGAAGAAGTCTTCAAGACAAATGCCATTATTGCTAAACATTTGAAGGCATCTATCGTAGATAGCAATAGTGAGTATATCACACCAAGTGCAATAAAAAGCGTCGTTAGTATCTAGTCATTTATCAATAATATCACACACGGTTTTTATACAGTCATTGTATAATTCAAATAAATCACTTGTTTATTATCCGAAGATGGGTTATCAACGAAATAGTATTCGTTAGACATAGTATAAATTGGTATTTATATATGAGAAAAATTACACCTTTTTCTCATTTAAACCCCCCCATTATTGCGTTATATTTTTCTTCAAATAATGTATTATTATAATATAATGAATGGTCTATATATTCCAAAAGATATACTGCATATTATATTAGAATATGATGGAAGAATAAAATATAAAAATGGAAAATATTTTAATGTAATACGTCAAAATGATGAAAGATATAATATAATTACTCCAATAATAAGTAAGAAAATGGTAATATTGAATAATATAGATTTACGTGGTTCGGAATTTTATTTTGAGTTTGGTTTTGATATAGATTCTAGAATAGGGTTATGCTACGATTATGGGTTTAACGAAACCAACGTATTTGAAATATGTTATTATGATACAAGAAACGGATGGGAACAAATTAGAACATATTTGTAAAATCAGCATGTAAACCGACGAATAAGTAAAATGGAACATTTCAATTATTCGCGGTCAGATATCAGTAAGCATTTGAAACAAGCACCTTAGAGGGATGCGGTTTTAATTTTTCAGTGGTATATAATAAAAATATTTATGATAATGATATAAATACAAGTATATCATTATATATAAAATTACGTGTATTAAATGGGATCACTTTTTTCACAACAAACAACAAAATGCAACTATCATTGCCCGGTATGCAAGTCATCTGGTGCAACCCCAAATATGGCCGGAAGGTTTTTCATTATTAATGAAACCCAATGTCAATGCAATGGGTGCAATACAATATTTGAAAAGCATATGTTTTATGCTCAACCTGAAAACCCACGTAATTTGGATGGAAAATGGGTTTTTCCGAGAAAAGATGCTTCTGATATGAGAAATGAATCGGATACCCAACCGGAGAGTGTTCAATAATACTATATATATCCACAGTCATAACAAACCAACGTACCATCTTCTTGTGGATCCACCTTAAATGGCTTCCCGCATCCATATATTTCGGCGTGTTCAACTAATATATCACACTGTTCTTTTGGCAAATGTGGGTCTATCTGCTGACCAGTAGATTTCAATATACCACACCTAAATATACGACAATTGAGTTCAATAATTTCAATTGTAGTATTGCAATGAGGACAACATACAAACATTTTTGATATATTATATACCTGATATATGAAATACTTTTATGTTATTTGTATATGAAGAGTTTACACCCTTGAATATGTAAAATGGAACATTTCAATTCTTCGTTGGTTGAATATTTATTTTTATACATAAAAATAGCATACCAAACCAGATATTGATTTGCGTATAGCATATACTATACAATAAACCATATAAATACAAATATACTAATATATGTATTTACAATACAATTATGAGCACGAATATAATAGAAAATACTTCTAACAAAATTACAGATGCCCATCGTGTAATAGATGAATTATTTACTAAATATGCCAATAATCCCTATATGTTAGAACGGACATACAATTATATATGTCAACAATTACCTAATCAATTGGAAGTATTGGATAGAACACACGAACTGCGTATTTCCCGTATAGAAGAACTTACAGTAGAGCAACACGCATTTATAACCGAGTTTATTGCAAAAAACCAATATTTTTATGTTCCAGCAACAGAATTATTTTACCACTATGACGGAAAACATTACCGTTTGTACAATGAAGATGATATATTGCACCAAATACTCACACTTATTACGAAAGACAAACAATTAATGTGCTGGAAACAACGAACTAAAGTATATATTATGAAACGAATCAAGGAGAACATTCTATTAAAATCCGTCCCCGAATCATATACTATACAAAATGTTCTTTCCGTATTGCATCCCACTATATTTTCAACTCGTACTGAAGCCAAGTATTTCCTCACTATTATAGGTGACAATATATTCAAGAAAAACAGTCACCTTATTCACTTTTTGCACGCCAATTCCAAACATTTCATAAGAGAACTCAATGCGATGTGTCAGGGATTTTTAGGGACAAATCTTTTCCAAACCATTAAACATAAATACCACGAACATAGTTATCAACATTCGCGTATACTTAAAATAAACGACATTATAAAAAATGAGGCCATATGGAGACCCTTATTGATGACGTGGTCACTAGATATTTTATGCGTTGCGTGCCATTATTCAATGCGATTTAACTGTTCCGACGATTTTCTATTACACACTAATGATGAACCATTATGTCAATCGGTGTTTTATTTGAATCGTAATGACCCGAGTAATATAGTTGATCATTTTATAGCCGATTATTTGCAGAAAAACCAGAGACAACCTACCAGAGCCACCCGGAGTTTGCAAAACGAAGAGTCATCTCACAATTTCAGTAGTAACACAGATGAAATTGATTCTAAAAATATTACGGGACAAATAACGTGGAAAAATATGCAATATCTATGGAAATATTTTTTAGAATCCAAAAATCTGCCCGCTATTTTGTTTCAACAAGCTCTAAAAACTATTTTCACACAAAAATTGTCAGAATATTACAAACCAGAAATAGATAGTTTCGTGGGTATTTTCAGCAAACATTTACCAGCAATACAGAAGTTTATTTCTTTTTGGGAAGAAACAATTACTATACAAGAAGATGATATAGAACACGATTTTGAAATAGATGAATTGAGTATTTTGTTTAAATTGTGGTGCGAAAATCAAGGGGAGACGGTTTCGTCATTTAATCATTCACAATTATTGAATTTGATAGACTATTTTTATCCAAACATAGAAATAGACCAAGATAAATACATATACAAGATTCACTGCTCGTTATGGGACAAACAATTGGATGTGCAAACGGTTATGGAAAGTTTGCTAGAAAATGGAGAACGCCTTTCATTATATGATGCATATCGGTTCTATTGCCAAAATTGCCCCCGGGCCAAACAAACATTGATTGTTAGTAAATCATATTTTGAGAAATGTGTGTATTCTAGATTTTCAGATTATATTTCATAAGTATATTCATAGACGAATATTTCTATAAAGAATACACATTAATACCATTCAACAGTGCTTATTTTTATTAAACCTTCTGTAATAATAAAAAATGTCAAAGTCCAAATCAAAAATCGTTCTTCAGTGGTTACTTGTATAGTATCTTTACTAAATCTGTATAACAATACTATACCCATTAAAATGAGAAAAATGTTTTCAAGAACAATTACCCATTTGATTGTATTATCATACACGGTATGGTTGAATAACATACCGTAAATATTCAAGTTATAAAATATAAGAAATACAAATTTAAAAAACACTAAAAAATATAATATTTTCTGAAAATTATCATCCGTCAGCATTCCTCTATATAGTATATTATATAATTTATATAGTATATTATACAAATTATATTGTATATGAATGGTTTATTTACCAGTATCAATCATATGTGGTGATGTGGGGTTAACCACTGTAGGATTATTACCGTTCAGTGTAGCGTTAGCTAGTGTAGATTCTGAAACACCGTCTGCGCCCCCCTTCTTAGATTTATTTTTGCGAGAAACGGATCGCTTAACCGCTCCGAATTTTCCCTTCTTAGTGTAATATCCATACTTTTGAAGACGTTTTTCTTTCTTGGCAGTCTTGTGTTTCTTTTCACTCACTATGCGTCCCCATTTGTTCATCACTAAATCTTTTTTAGTAAGACCTCCACTAGTTTTATACGCAGTTCCATTATGAACTTGCGCTCTGGAACCAAATAATTCACTATAAGTTACTCCTGCGATAACATATTTTCCATTTGCGTTGCGAACGGGCCGTTTCATTGTATATATAGTACATATATAAAAATATTTACTATATAAATGGCTAAATAATAGAAATACTACTAAACAAATATACGGCTATATACAAATATGTATTTCAAATATCACACAGAAAATTGAAAATTATTTTATTTTTATATGTATCTATCATTTTTCAAATAAATTATTATCCAATATATACTAAACGTACATATCAAACCGTATTATACAAACAATGTCCTTATATCAACCACCTTATTATATCTCATTAGATAGTGCAAGTATGCCACACACTGATGACAAAAATTGTATATCCAATTTAGGCGGGTATTGTATTCATTATTATTGTTTATATTTTGCTAAATCATCATTTTCCGATGAGTTATATGTGCAATATGAACATAATTTAGAAAAATGGATAACGCATCATTACAAAGACAATTCCACTGTACAATGCAATGTAGAACTTCCGTCATATCAGCGCAATGCTGTTACAATTTCTTGCACAAAATATACATTTGAAACACCTTACAATATTTTAAAACTGCATATAGAGAGTGCCGAAGATGATCCATTAGTAGTAAATGTATGCGCGTCTATTTCCATTAAAATGCCCGAAAACCCCGAGGCACAAACCGAAAAAAACGATTTGAAAGAATATTTGGAAAATATCAGGAATATTGTTCTTGAAACTACCCGCGAACTCAATAATACATACTATGACGAATTATCATATGATTGTGATATAGAATATCCATAGGACTAGTAAAATTACATAACATTTGTAAATAAATGAATATATAAATTAGTATTTTACTTCAAAACCCCAGTTTTATAATTATTTGAACGAACCAATTGTGCATACAACATTTTTTTTGATATAGTTGGGTCATTACCGCCTGTATTTATTTTATTATATTGTACCGAAGAAGAACACGTAGCAACCGTTCTAGACGAAGTAGATTGATGTTTTTTTACACAATAATCTATTTTTGGATTTACGTCAGTCATATATTATACAAAATTATTTTTATTATTTGAATATAAACCGTTTCAAAAAATTAAGCCCCCACCCTCCCCAATTTATTATTTAGAAAATTGAAACAAAGATAGCACTCCAATAATATTATATACATATATCCCCCTTTATTATTCAAACATATTAAACAATAACAATGTCTGCTTCTTCTAATGCTAATGCCGCTCTTGCTCAACAATATCAACGAAAAACAGATAAACAACATATATTGGACAATCCAGATACTTATATTGGTTCGGTTGAAAATGTAGATGCCGAGATGTGGGTATACGACGATTTGACCAACCGTATAATATTAAAAACAATCAATTATATTCCAGGGCTATATAAGCTCTTTGACGAAGGTATAGTAAATTGTCGCGACCACGTTATCCGAATGATTCAGTCTGCCAGTCTAGATAAAAAGTTTGTAAGCTATATTGATATCACAATTGCGGAAGATGGCACAATCACTTTGGCAAATGATGGCAATGGAATTGATATTGCTAAACATCCGGAATATGACATTTGGATTCCGGAAATGATTTTCGGCCATTTGCGTACATCCACTAACTATAACAAGGAGGAAAAGAAAATAGTCGGAGGTAAAAATGGCTTTGGATTCAAGCTGGTTCTGATTTGGTCCACTTATGGAATGATTGAAACGGTTGATCATACTCGCGGGCTTAAATATGTGCAGGAGTTTAGCAATAACTTGGATGTAATCAAGCCCCCTATAATTACCAAGGTTTCATCAGCTAGACCATATACCAAGGTAACATTCAAACCGGATTATACGAGACTTGGTATATCAGGACTTTCTCCCGATATGTTGTCACTTCTCCGAAAGCGTGTATATGACATCGGTGCCGTTACCGACCATTCCATCAAGAAAATCAAAATCGGACTAAACGGCGCCACACTACCAATCAAAAACTTTCAGCAATACATTGACTTGTATATTGGAACCAAAACTGCAGGCGACGAATCCAAACGCGTATATGAGCAAGCGGATGACCGTTGGGAATATGCTGTAGCACTTTCTCCTACTCACGAGTTCATCCAAGTGTCATTTGTCAATGGTATTGCCACATTTAAGGGCGGAAAACACGTGGAATATATTACCGGCCAAATCATTCGCAAACTATGCGACTATATTGAGAAAAAGAAGAAAATTAAGGTCAATGCCAATGCAATCAAAGAACAAATCGTCCTTTTCTTGCGATGTGATGTGGAGAATCCATCCTTCGATAGCCAGACCAAAGACTATATGAATACTCCATCATCCAAGTTCGGTTCCAGTTGCACCGTGAGCGACGGATTTATTGAGAAAGTAGCTAAAATGGGTGTGATGGATATGGCTTGTTCTCTCACAGAAGCTAAAGAAGCCCGGATTGCGAAGAAAACCACCGATGGTTCCAAAACAAAGACCATTCGCGGTATTGCCAATTTAATAGACGCAAATCACAGTGGCGGCCCTCAATCTAAAGACTGCATTCTCATTTTGTGCGAAGGATTGAGTGCTATGTCAGGTATTGTTTCTGGACTGTCGTCGGAAGATCGCAATACAATCGGGATTTATCCATTGAAAGGAAAACTCCTAAATGTTCGCGGCGAACAACTCAAGAAAATCGCGGAAAACAAGGAAATAACAGATATTAAGAAAATATTGGGACTGGAAAGCGGGCGTGAATATAAAACGATAGAAGACGTGCATCAATATTTGCGATATGGCAAGATTATGGTTATGACGGATCAAGATTTAGATGGTTCCCATATAAAAGGATTGTGCATCAATTTGTTCCATTCCGAATGGGCCTCATTAGTACATATTCCAGGGTTCATTTCCTTTATGAATACACCCATCTTGCGCGCGAAAAAGGGTCTGCAAACTCTCGTATTTTACAATGACGGAGAATATGAAACTTGGAAGCAGTCCTTTGGGCCAGAAGGCCCACAAGGATGGACTATCAAATATTTCAAAGGTTTAGGAACATCTACTTCTGCCGAGTTCAAAGAATATTTCGCCAACAAGAAAATCGTGGATTTTGAATACAATGGGCAAACAAGTGATGATAGTATAGATAAGATCTTCAATAAAAAACGCGCAGATGATCGCAAAGCCTGGTTGGAAGATTATGATAAGGAAGCGTATTTAGACACTGCACGTCCTTCAGTGAAATACGAAGATTTTATGAATCGCGAGCTCATCCATTTCAGCACATACGATTGCGCCCGTTCCATTCCAAATATGGTGGATGGCCTCAAGATTTCATTGCGCAAAATCCTATTTGCGGCATTCAAACGCAAACTGACGGCCGAAATCAAAGTCGCCCAATTCAGTGGATATGTCTCAGAACATAGCGCATACCATCACGGCGAAGCTTCTCTCAATGGAGCTATAGTGAATATGGCACAAACATTTGTCGGCTCCAACAATATCAATCTATTGGAGCCCAATGGGCAATTTGGAACCCGGTTGCACGGCGGAGATGACAGTGCATCGGAGAGATATATCTTCACTATGTTGAATCCATTGACCCGGGCCATCTTTCCGGAATCAGACGGCGCAGTATTGTCATACCTCAATGATGACGGAACTATTGTGGAACCCGAGTTCTATGCGCCTATCATTCCATTTGCCCTAGTGAATGGTATTTCCGGAATTGGCACCGGGTTTTCGTGCTCTATTCCCGCATACAATCCGCTAGATATTTTGGCCTACTTGAAAAATAAACTCAATCACATTTCCACGGACGCTATTGAGTTTGTGCCTTATTACCAGGGATTCAAAGGAACCATTCGCAAGTGCGGTGACCAAAAATATTTGGTCCGTGGCCGTTATGATAAAATCGGCGATGACAAGGTACGTATTACAGAATTACCCATCGGAACTTGGACGATGCCATACATTACTATGTTGGAAGGATTGATGGACGGAGGAGTGGATAAAGCCGGGAAGAAAATCGCCCCGGTCATCAAAGACTTTACTTCGCTTTGCACAGAAGTAGCCGTGGATATTGTGGTGCAATTCCCTAGGGGGAAACTCTATGAGTTGGAAAGTGCTATAGAATCCACTGGTATTAATGGAGTAGAGAAATTGCTCAAATTGACGACTACATTGAGCACCACCAATATGCATATGTTCAACTCGGAGTGCAAGTTGCGTAAATATGCCACAGTGGAAGAAATCATCGAAGACTTCTATGGAGTGCGTATGGAAATTTATGGCAAACGCAAGGCAAACTTGGTGGAAGAAATGCGACGTAAATTGGTGAAATTATCTAATCGTGCGCGATATATTGTGGAGACTTTGGAAGGTGTAGTGGATCTGCGGCGTAAAAATGCGGCGCAAGTATTGGAATTAATGACGGCGCGCAAGTTTGATATGTTGGATGGCGACTACAAGTATTTAGTAAAAATGCCTATGGACTCGGTCACTCAAGAAAACGTGGAACAAATCTTGAAAGAAAAGGAACAATGCGAAAAAGACTTGGCTATTCTATTGGCAACTACCTTGGAGAAAATGTGGTCAGGAGAGCTGGAAGCGTTTGAAAAGGAATATATGACATACAAGGCGAAGCGGGAGAAAATCCAAGCGGGTGGAGCAGGCCCTCCAGTGAAGAAGATTGTCAAGAAACCTGTCGCAGCTAAAGCACCTAAATAAAATAAATATATTTGCATAGTATATATTGAATTGAATGTTTTCTTTAATCAATACTCCTAACAAATTAAGTGAAAATCAATTAACTTTTTTATCTAAATACCCCACATTGAGTGAGTATTATACAACAAAAGGTCAAATGGGGGCAGCCCCATTTGATAAAGTTGATAAGTTGAAGGAATTGTTAAATGATGTTAAACCTGCTATAGAAGATATAGAAGGTATGTCTATGGTAAATGAACTTAGTCAGCGCGAAGCACTTATTAATATGCCAGAGGAAATAGATGATTCGGACAATAATACCGATACTGAATCTCGCTCTAGTTCAACTGATTCAGGAAATGCGGAGGTAGAAGCATTGCTTCCCCAATTAAATGACTTACAAAAAAAGGTAGAGGAACAAATTGCGTTCAAATATGCAGCGAACCCTGCAGAGAATCCTGTTAAAAAATCGTGGCACGGGTTTTGGGGAGGAATCAAACATAAAACCGCTAAACGATCCAAGAAAGGTGGTCGTAAAACTCATAAAAAGAGAAATAACAAAAAGACTACTCAAAAGAAAGGTGGTAAAAAAATGCAGAAAAAAAGTACCAACAAGAAACAATAAAATTGAAAGTATTTTTATTGGATAAATAATATGACATATTCATATCATTTACTAACAAGTACCACTATCTTATTAAAAATGTCTGAAATTATTGATCTAACCAATGACGATATGCACCAAGTTATTGCTCAACCGACGAGAAGACCTAGGGCACCACCTAAATGTGGATATTGCGCAATGCCTGGTCATACAGTTCGGTCTTGTAATGACCCGGGGGTAATGAACACATTGCGTCAATTGCTGCAAATGATTAACCGATTTCCTCCATACGAAACCATTATTCATTGGTTACATACACACGATGTGAACGTTCTACAACTGATTGTATCCAAATATACATACACTGCATATAGAAAACATTCGAAACAGATATGCATTGATATTTTATCCGTAGCTATAGCCGATAAATACCGTATGGAAGAACGTCGCAATATGGAAACTGTACAAGATAACCTAAGACGAGGGAGTATTTTATTATGGACGCGGTCGGAAGACCCTGTCAATATACCACTGTTATACAGACAATATTGCTCACAATTTATGTATACCGAAACCACCCCACCGCCTACCGAAGAAGAATGTCAATTGCTTTGCAATATTATTCAAACACGCGTGCTAAATCCAAATATACCATACCATACAGTGAAACGATTCCATAGGTTCTTATTATACAGACATTTAGAGTATATGAGCGACCCTGAAAATAGAATTGATAATAACACGTCCAACGATAATGTAATTAAATACGTTATTACTCGCAAAACCATAGCCATACCCATAGAAATAGATTGTTCTATTTGTATGGAAACCGTAAAAACCCCAGATATACTTACCACCACTTGCGGCCATCAGTTTTGTAGAGATTGTATAACTTCTTTCGTAAATAAAACAAGGACGCAACGATGCGGGTGCCCATTGTGCAGAGCCCCTATATACAAACTCATTCGCGAAGTTGTCTAAAAAAACGGCCGTAATTCCAACTGTTTATATTCACGGTCAGTTTGAACTGGGCGATCAAATGGAACTACTAAACTACTCTGATCTTGGCAATATTTCAAATAGCCTATAGCTTCTCCATACACAGATTTAACACAATAATCCAATACAATTTCATTCAAACGTTCTACTTGCCTTGTTATATTTGTAGACAGATGTTCTGCATATTGCATATAGGTACTTCGCATAATAATTTTTAATGAATCAATATTTTGTGGTGGGACATTGATTTGTCCGTTTGATTTATTATACACGCCTGCTCGTATACCATTTTGCAATATTTGTATATTTTCTCCAGAAAAAAATACTTGCGCAAGAATATTGTTTTCCCACGTTCCAGTTAATGCTTCACGATATGCAGTTGCTTTGTTTTTAACAGCAATTTTTTCCTGCATTTGAAACCGAATATTGGCAGGCGGCTCTTGTATTATATCTACACGTCCATTATATTTAGAAACATTTAAAATACTTGTATTACTATCAATTATAGCTGGATTTAATGACATATTGTATATTGTGTTGAGAGAAATAAATCGCAATGTATGATAATAAATCGCTAAATAACTATACATTTAACCCAATGAAGAATTATGGCACATTTCAATTCTTCATTGGATAAATGCAAAAATATTTTATTCGCTTATTGTATATATTTATGGATACTTTTCAAATAACAGTTTTGGTTGTTGCAGCAATTATTCTTATACTTATATTTTCTACTGTAGGCATTTTAACAAAATATTCTACATCTGATAAAGCCTATCCGCCAATTGAAAATACTTGTCCGGATTATTGGGGAGTAGATGCTAATGGTAATTGTATTATACCTCCTACGTACACTAGTCTAAATGTTGGACATATTTATTCTGCTACATCACCCTACCCAATCAATTTAACAAATGACAGGTTAGTAACAGAAAAAATATACACCCCGGGGTATGATTCAGCTAATGCAAATATAAACTTTAATGATGCTTTGTGGGGTTCTATTGGTAAAACCCCTTTGTGTGCTAAGAAAGATTGGTCTACTAAAAATGAAATTGCTTGGGATGGTGTGTCTAATTACAATTCTTGTGAGTAACCATAGTAACAGTTTTCCTTCGTAGAACTTCGGAAAACGTGCAAAGAATCTGAGTTCAAAGAACTCATATTCACTCTTGCATTCTCTGATTTTATTTATGATATACATAAATAAAATGTGATACAACCATACGCTGTATAAAAATATTAGGCCTTTTTGCTAAACTTTACAACTCTAGGAGGTTCTTCTAATGTTATATCCATATTTGCCAATGTAATCTTTCGTTGAACCAAAGACGATTTGATAGTATATGTATTACCTACTGTATCAATATCTATAATCACCTCATTTAATTCGTTCTTTAGTCTTCTTAAGTTCTCCATTTCAGGTGTGATACTTCGGGTTTGCAGACGAATAGCATCTCGTAATAATTCATTATTTTCGGGATTGTTCTTATAATCATCTATAATAGAATTGTATTGATCAATGAGTTGGTTTATGGCTTCCGTTTTTTCGTTAATGGCATCTTGTTTTGTTTTACTATAATATTTTTCATTATAGCTCTGTAATATTTCATTATATATGGAGCTTTCAAAATTGTAATTTTCCACTTCTTTTTTGAAACGTTGTGCGGCAACTTTATCACTTACATAATCAAACAATGTATCCAATTTTTGGCGAACTATTTTTTCTTTTACTTCATCAACGCCTTTTTTGAAAATATACAGAATGTTCTCTTCATCTGAAAAATGTCCTCTATACAATTGAATATTTAAATTGCACTTATTTTGTACTTCTGGTACGCCACAAACGGCTGTATATTTATCATCTTTATGTTCAAATATAGTTCCTCCTGGAAGCCTACAATTGATACATTTAGGCTTAACAAGCGCAGCTAGTCTTTTAGCGGCCGTCTTAGATTTAGCGGATCTAAATGCGTGTTGTTTTGCACTAAAGAATGATTCTTCGTAATTTTTTTTCAATTTGAAATATACATTTAATGCTTCTAAATAATCTATTTTATTTTCATAATGCACCTCATTCATTTTACCTATTGTTGTATCGCCCCCGGGTTCTTGCACTCCATCATATCTTACTACTGCAAATGGACTGTTATCTGATTTAAAATCTACTAAACCTTCGGGTACGTGTTCAATAACTAAAGTCGGATTTTCAGAAACGTGGAGAACTTTCAATTTATCCAATCCATCAAGGTTTAGCAATTGTAATTTATTGTTGGTGCAATACAATTCTTCTAAATTGTCCAACAATCCATCCAACTTCTCCAACCGATTATGTGAAATATGGAGTTTTGCTAGATTTTTCAATTTATCCCCAGAGAACTCGGTAATATAATTATAATCGCAATCCAGTTCTTCTAAAAACGGCGGTAATTCAAATAATCCAATCAACAATTGATTATTACACTTCAGTACGTGCAAAGAATCGGGTAAGTTTTTAATAGTAGTGATTTCACCCGGTTCTTCAAAACGAATTGTTTCAATATTTCTAAATCCAGATCGGGTTAGTGTTGCAAAATCAATATCACCGTGCAATGGAGTTGAAATTATTAATTGTTTCGTATTTGGGTCTAGACGTGATAACATACCTTCAAGTTCATCTTGAGCAGTATTATTGTCTCGTATGATTTCTTCTCTTCTATTATAAATAATACTCATTATATACAGTAATCATATATACTTTTATAAGCTATACCGAAACTTTCTTTAACGACCTTTTCAAAAATGTTCCAATGGTTTTTGCTGTATGACTGGCAGACTAGTCAAACTAGATAATGGCATATTCATTCGCTCATTTTGATAAAACCGGATTTTAGACAAAATATATGCTTGGTCTTTCATCATTTTGTTATATCTCTCTTCCGGCGTAAGCCGGTTTTTATAACAATAATATAATGAGGCTCCTGCAACTACTATAAAAGAAACGAAAACCACTATATTGAATACCCACGTATATACTCCAACGCGGGTATCGTGGCATTTGCTTAATGTATTATACAAATGATATTTTACTCCTGGATCTATCAATTTAGGTGCATCCATCGTAGTAATTATTATACATATTATTTACTCAATAAATAAATAATATAAACTAATGACTGAGGGTATGTGAAAGCGGTCTATATCAGAACGTCCAATGTATCTATATCAACTGATACCAAAATGTATCAGTACATATGTCAATATCTAAAAATCACATATCTGTGCGAATATATGTCAAAACAGCTAAATAACTGAAAATCGCCAATACAATGGCTACGCCCCATATGGGAATCACGGTCTTATGTCTATACCCTACCCCAAATTGTCTGAAACCCCCTTCTTCTGTATACAATAGTGATGGTTTTGTAATATGAACTATTGAAAAAATAGCTAAAAATAACAAAATGGCAATATTTGCCTTATGTGTATTTACAAACGCCTTCATTGTATATAATCATACTATAAAAATTGTGTAAATATAAACTCTATGATTTATTTGTCTGTATAGTTTCATTGTGATTTTTAATCATACAAATAATCTTCTCCGGGTTCATACACCATTTTCTTATCAGATATAATTTATCATTGCAAGCAAAATGATTTTTACTGGATTTTTCTAAAACACATTTAGTATATTCTTCCAACAAATTAGTGCATATTTTTTTATAACTAGCGTATGGTTCATCATTATTGTTATTCATTATACACCCTTGAACATTTTGAATGGAACTTTTTATATTGTTTTAGTTGGTTTCATTGATGTAGTTATTTCAATCATCATATGCAAAATCATCATCCCCGTCTTCTCCATAATAATTTCCATCCATATAGTCATCGCCAAAATGCCCTATATCATTGGCCTCATTATCATAGAACTCATCATTTTCAGCATTTTGTTCATTCTCAAGTTCATCTACCCCCACATCTTCGTGTACAGGTTCTTCTACCTCATCTAATCCCAAATCTTGTTCAAACCGCAATATAGCCTCGGTATGGTCTTTGTCATACGTTGATTTGTCATACATAAAAACGCCTTTTTGAATACCGACATTCCATCTACCCAGATGCAATTGTTTCAATAAATCTTCTACTTTACGCGCATCTTTTTGCATATCTTTCAAATAATCGGTGATCGCCTTCTTTTCTTCTTCTTTAGACCGCCTAACACGTTTTGCAATTTCGGCATATGGTTTATCCAACGTTTTTTTGTTATGCTCATCAATATTTAGGAATGTGATCATCAATTCACAAACCCTCTTTTGCAAATCTTCTTTTTCACCCGCCATGATTTCTACTTCGTACAAATCTGCCTGAGCTTCTTCTACTTCTTCTGACGAATCTCCAAATATGCTATGTAAATCGTTGGATTCATTTGCTAAATCCGCATTTTTCTTACGCCGATCACTCCGCATTTCTTCTATATCAATATTTAGCAAATCACCATCCGATGCCAAGTTCATATATTCGTATAGCACCGAATACCAGCAATAGACGTGTAAATAATACAGCGTTTTCTTGTCAAACAGCTCAAAGTAAGTAGTTTCATTTTTAGCTATAGGAGTTTCCATAGGAATGTGTTGCAATAACAAATGAATATCCACCGTTTTCTTTTGCACTTCTTGTAAAAATAAGTGCAATGTTTTGTCGCCTTTAAACTTATTTAATCCTTCTAAATATTTCGTTAAGATTCTGGATATATCCGATTCGTGGAACTTGGACAATCCCCAATGTTTATGGACCATATTATAAGATGCATTATTCATAATCATAGACGGATATACTTTAGACATTGCTTCTACCGAGTTTTTAATAAATTGGGAAACCGTGTATATTCCATTGTATCCTGCATCTTCCTTGTCCATATTCCATATGTGAATATTGGACATAAAAGACTGCAATTTTTCAAGTTCTCTTGCATTCAGATTTCCATAACTTTTAATGAAACTTCCGCGATTTAGATTGATGATTTCTTTCAACATTTGTTCATTCGTTTTTGCTAAATATTTTCGCAATTGCACAATTTCTTTAACGGATCCATCTTTCTTCATTTCTTTTGGCTTATACGCCTGTATTGCCGCTAAAAGAAGTTCTCGTAGAGGAGCCTGTATAACTTCTGAATTATTCAACTCCATTGATTCTAAAAATCCTACCAATTTAACCACTTGATTAAATTGTTCTCCAGGCGGAATCGGTATTAAGTTTTTCATACGAATATGTTCCATCAATTGTTTCAATGTATTTTGGTCGTACCTTTTCCCGTGTTTCTTCAAATACTCGGTTTTCTCTTCTATAGACCAATTATTTTTATATCCAGCCGGTTTATCTCCACAAATATTTACTAAATCCGCAGGAACTGGTTTATTTCTATCAAACTTGGCATAATGAATAACCGCTGCATAAATATTCTTTTCTGTTTCCGTAGTAGGTATTTCCGTTCTTACCAAAGCGGTAGAAGGTTCGTGATACAAAATACTGGCCTTAGTTGCTATGTGGATATCGTTGAACAATTTAGACAAATCGTTTGTTATAGTAACATATTGACGTATAGTCGGGTTCTCTCCAATAAAATAGAGCATTGGATGAGTAGATTTGGCCCGATCGTTGCAACACGCATTTTCCAAAAATGGGACTCCGCCGGACGTAGTCAATATACTCGTTTTATTTTTGACAATATTATAGATTTGCTCAATAATACCATATGTATGCATAGTAATACGCGAAGATACTACGCCCAATTGGGAGAACTGGTCTTTATGCCCCCTTTTCAGCGTTTCCATCAAATGAGATTTGAAATCCGATGCCACATTGTGTAAATTGGATATAACAGAGAAATCAACAACTGGTGGCAAAAATCTCCTCCATTTTTCAATACTATGTTCTTCTGGAACTTCTTCATCTGGAACAAGTAATAAATATTCACGTTTTTTGATATAGAGATCATTTATATCATTGCGTTTCAATATATGTTTATCCAATGCATCGCGGATACGGGTAGCAATGAGAGCCGGACTCAACTTCATAACAGATTTCCAAGGTTCTTCGTCAAACTTAATACCGTTTATTAAACAAGCAATATATTTCAATCCACTGACATCTTCAATACCTCCGGCTAATGGATACCCACTGAAAGATTTTACACAACCAGGGAATGTTTTACGTGTTTTTATAGATGGTATAACACATTGTATAGAAACCAGGAGAACACCTGCTACAATCGCTATAATAGACTGATTTTTGTAAATTGGATATATGATTGGTGTTTTTCCAGTTTCTTTTTCCAATTTTGCCGCTCGTTGTTTGTATTTCTCTTCTTCCATAATGACTGCATGATTGCGAATTAATTCTAGAGATACACGTAATGAGAACTCCTCTATATTTTCCGGCGGAACTCCGGATGCATTTATAATAGCCATAAATACATTGTATACCATCTGATCCGTTTCGTTGTCAAAAACTCGGATTTTTTTAGCCAATGCTTCCGAAACAATTGTACCTAAATCTTTTTCCAAAATCGCGTGGTTTGTAATCTTGAATCCGGCGTCATCATATTCTTCTTCATCTACCAATTCGCGTTTTTTCAATGGAAACCCGGTGGCCTTATCCACATAATAATCACCATCGTCACTCAATGCTGCATTCGCACACATTTTGTCAAGTAGATATTGATAATCTCCTCCAGTACAAAACTCTTCTGCTAACAAATACAAGAAATAGGGCATCAACTTTGTATTTGTATCTTTGCAATATAACCAGGCTTGATCTTCCGTTGGCAAAGGTCCCCGACAATATTCTTCGTTGAACCATAATATGTCGGTTTGTTTGCGAACAAAATCATTTAGCGAAAGTATCATATCTAGAACTTTTGCATTCGGGGGAAGCGTTTTTTCTTCTATTTCGCCTCCTTGGCTTGAAATATTTAGGGCAGTTGTATTTTGTTTATACATATGCATTTCCCTCAGAACCGAATTGCGATATACTGACTTTTTTTGTTTGTTAATTGCGTTCTCTAATTCGGATTCAAGCTCTTCTATTGTCATAGATAGTCGATTATCCATTTCGGCTATTATACGATCATTGGACACGTGTTTAACTCCTAGTGCAGCTCTTTCCGTAGTATCGCATTGTTTACTCGTATTATTTTTATAACACTTGTCTGCAATATTACAAAACAGCGATTGAGTGTCTAAAAATGCTTCTTCTGTTATAGAATCATCTCTAACCCAATTACTGTTTTTACGAATATAATAATGTGTTTTTGTATATAATCTACCGTCCATACTCAATCCAGCCAACTCCGCATTGGATAATTTATCTATATTTGTTTCTGTTGGTATTTCCTCTTGTATTTCCAATATAGCATATTCACCATCAACGACCTTCTTTTTACCTGATATGAGAGTTTGTGCCAATTCTTTTGAAAGATTTGTATTGCAATCGTGTTTTTGCACCAAGTTCTCTGCCAAAAACTCTACAAATGTTTCCGATGTCATTTTACCCTTTTGTTTTTCATATTTTTTCAAAATATGATATGGCGTATCATCCATTTCCTTGTCATAGAATACATCGTCTTTATTGTTGTCTTTTTGCAAATCTGAAATGCTCGTATATTTTTTTGTCAAAAATCTGCGTGCACAATCTTTTGGCTTTATTTTGTCTACTGCAGACATATCTTCTATAGTAGGAAACTCAAATGCTTTTAGTAAAGAATTGGGTGTATATAGATTTAATAGCGCTCTTGCTATAATAGAGTAAAATAGTGAATATCCATCGTATTTTTCAATATGGAAAAGCAATTCACTAGATGTAATATTTTCTTTTTGGGTCTTTGTAAATAAATATAGTTCTGTAATCAAATCTTGATATTGCTTTTTATCACTCAATATAGTATTCAATATATTAGATGTAGTATATATTTTAGATTTTGCAAATACTTTACCATATTCCGCCGATTTTTCTTTCATATACTGATTGTAATCTTGTATTTTATTTTTTATGAACCACCGTATTTTATTATAGTGTGTGTAATTCACATCTTCCGGATAAATATAGAAAGGTTCCAACAATTTAATTGCGTTTGCAATAGATAGATTATCTGTCATATAATTTTCCATATAATCAATGCACGTTTCTATATCTGGTAATATGTTATGTAATGTTTCGGAATAGGTGGTTGGTGTTCGCGGTATATCTTCGCTTACTGAGAACGAAATAATATTTTTTAGAAACTTGGGTAATTTGTTGTCTTCTGGTTCTTTTTCTTTTTTCCCTTCTTTTTCTCCTTCTTTTTCTCCTTCTTTTTCTTTTTCTTTTTCTTTTTCTTTTTCATTTCGTGAATTGTATTTTACATTAGGAGCATACTCTATTTTTTCATTCAAATCTACAATGTATCCGTTTTGAGTTAATGTTTGTTTATGTAAAAACCTATAAGGTTCCAATTGAGTTTGTCCAAGATTGGTTTTTATCATCATATTTGTTTCTGGCATAAATGCTCGTGAAAAAAATACAGCTTCTTTTGATAACATTAAAAACCCGTGTATATTTGCCATATCTGCAGTCATCAGTGTTTTTCGTAAAAATACTTTAGAACCATTTTCTATTTCAAATTTATATGGTCTGGTTATAGTGGATGCTTGACGACTAATTGCATATTTTTTAGTTTTATCTTGAAACATCCCCTTTACATATGTATGTCTTGCAGTAGATTCAAAATCCCCCAGGTTTTCTACTATACAATCCATATTGGCATTTACTCGTTTTGAAACAAGTAATTTGCGTTTTGTTTGCATATTAGAAGTATTTGTTGACATAACCGTGTTCACATCTTTCATCATTTTTTCATATTTCAATTCTTCGCCTTGTATTTCCCTGTTGGAAAATGTTTTTTGGATATCTTCTTGTTCGTGCAATATATCTGACATAGTGGAATTGATTATATCTGGTACATCGGAGTTTTCATCGGGTTCATCTGAATATACATATTTCATATTGCTTAATACTGGCATAATCCACGGAACTTGTGTTTCCAAGTTCAAGAGCTTGTCGTGTAGTGGATTGTGCATTTTACTCAATGTCCGTATGTCTTTTATATTACCATTACTATCAAATATGGAATATAGTTCTCTCAATTCTTTGAACCTTTCTACAAGTCGGTGCACATTATCCAATACCAGTTTGGTTCTTTTATGCATTGGTATGTCTATTAAAAGCCCATCCATCAACGCTTCCGTTTGTGTTTCAATGCCATAACGCTTTTGGCTTTCCGGAACTTCCACTTCCAACATAACTTCGCCCAATTCTTCTCCAAAAATATCATCGCCTTCTAAATACAATTCTTGTAAAGTATCATCTATTTTTTTATTGGGTTGAGCATTTGGTGGAATATTGATAATGGCTTCTCCTTCTTGTGTATATTCCATTGTTGCTTCTTCCGATACTACACCTTCCGGCAATTCGCCTTCTTCTGATCCATATGAAAGATCACGGATATCTTGTGTAACACTAGGTGGTTTTTCTCTGATAACAATTTCTTCAATAGGCAGATCAGGTGGAATACCTCTATATCCAAAATCAATGTATATTACAGAAATGGCGGGATAAGTAGTGACTTCAATCATATCATCTTCTAAATTGGTGATTTGTCCAGTAATTACTGTTGGGAACTCGCCTTCAAACCGAATGTCTATCCAAGTATCTGGTAATAAATTATGTTGTCTAGCATATCCACTCTCAGGATTTCGCGCTAATAGGGATATATTTGTAATAGATTCATCGGATAAATAAGCACCGTCTATTATAGTCAATTGCTTTTTATCAAAATTGGCAATATTCACTATAGAAACCTTAATAGATTCAGAAATATCAGTATCAATATAAATTACATAAAATGTTTGCTCATTAAACTCGTCATTTGTAGGGGCTTCTATTCTTATAATATCGCCCAATTCTAATGATATTCCTCCCCCCTGTTTTAGTATCATTTTGGGAGTTGTATAATTATCTATTTCATTTATTTCTGTCTTCATATGAGTATAATTATATATAATAGTTCTAAATTATTAGTGTCTAGTTATTTGTATTATTATTTATCTAAATAATAATAGAGACAAAATGCTTCATTATTTAGTAATATGCAAGTAGAAAACATAGGAGAACACAACAAAACTCCGGAAAAATATGCAATATATTCATTGTTTCCAGAAGACGCGCGATTTTCAAAAAGATATGTTTCTACTAAAATATGCGTTTCGCCAAAATCCACATACAAAATATACAATTACGACAAAGCATTGTTATCGCGCCTTGACAATATTCACGATAAATATCGTTCCGTTGTATTCAGTTATCCTGAAAATAAATTGCTATGTTTTTCACCACCTAAATCTATAGAATTTTCCGATTTTGTAGAGAAGTATCCTATCAAAATAGGAGAACCCGGGTCCATAATAGCAACCGAAAAAATAGAGGGAATCAGTATCCAATTATTTTACGATCATCGGGTTCAATCGTGGGAAATAAGCACCAAAACAAACATTGGCGGAAACTATTGGTATTTTATGAAGTCATATACGAATATATATAACAACCCTATTCCTACATTTTATGATATGTTTTTGGATGCATTGATACAACCAAGAAATACACCTCTAAATAATAATCCGTGGATCAATGAATTGCCTAAATCATATAGCTATTCATTTGTATTGCAACATCCTGAGAACCCAATACTTATTCCAATAAAATCCCCTAAATTGTGGCTAGTTGCAATATATGAAATACGTAATAGTTCGGGGGCGAGTTGTGCTATACACATTCCTTCGGCCGAATATAAAAGTTGGCCAATTTTGATGAATATGGTTGGCGTAATTGATTTTCCTAAAATAGTTGAGAATATATCCGGACGCGAAGTGCAATATCCTTCCATTCCTTCATTTCGTTTGTCTAAAGGGATTGTTTTATGGAATGAAAAAACGGGAGAACGGACATTGCTAAATAATCCGAATTATACAGACTTGAAAAAATTGCGCGAAATCGCTCCTGGGATGCAATATGAATATTTTTGTATGAAACGGATTGGAAGATTGTCTGAATATATGCAGCATTTACCTCACTACAAAAAGATGGTTATAACAATGGGCCATATTTACTCCGATTTTGTAAAAACATTACACGCGCGTTATATGGATGTATATGTGTTTAAAAAAGAATCCCTAAATAACATAAACCGGCAATATAAACCCTATTTGGAGAACTTGCATAAAAACGTATATTTGCCAAGTATACGCACTAGATATCCTGTGAAAATAACCAGACAAGTCGTTCAGGATTATATTGATAAAATGGAACCACGGGAACAACTCTTTTTGTTTTCGTATTTAAGAAGAGAATGCGATAATGGAGTGGTATGAGCTTGCGTAGGCCGGCATACATTTTAAGTATTACATAGTAATGAGGAAAATGATGCATAAAAGTATTTTAGTCATAATGAAATAAATATAAATTGATATAATATTATTATAAAATACATATTATATCTACATTATACCAAACATAGAATGTTGTATTGTATAACTGAATTGAGAGAAACATTATGGTTTATCGTAGAACGTTGGATGATGTGCATAGATAATGAGCGTGTTTTTCGCGAAGAAATGGAAGATGATGAGTTTATGCAAAAAATGATACGCTAAACTAATAATATATATAATGCAATTCCATTTCGCCCATATTTGGCGTGTTTTTTTCAAACTCGTCTAATGAAACGGGTTCCACTGTATCAAAAAAATAGAGCGGCTGGAAATGGTAATATGTCTCTGGTAACATAAGTAAATGTGGATAATAGAAATACTTTTTTTCAGGTAATTTGTAATTTATTATTTTATGCCATTTATGACCCGGCGATGATTCGTCATGGTATAAAATATACAACGGGTTAATATATATACCACTAATACCGGTTGTGTGGCGATACCTTTCGCATTCTATTTTTCCAATAAAAGTGGCCTCTATTTCTAAAGGAATAGAATTATTTGGGTCGGGCAAGTAGTAAATACCGGTATATTTTATTATTTCTCCGTCACTTATGTTATATATACTATTATCATCTTTTGATAGGATACGAGTGTCTATATCTGTAATAATTTTCATAGTTTGGATAATTATTATATAAAACCCCCTTTAAGTTTTTCTATTTTTATTATTAGTACAAATGTTCCTTCAAAAATATAACGTCTTTATATTTATTGCACGTATATACAAACGATGCCAATACTGCAATAAATCCAAAAATACCATATAATGGATATCCGCAATAATGGGTTGCTATAATATATATAGGAGAACTATACAGCACATTGCGTTTGATATAAATATCTGTATAAATATTGTGTAGCATCATATTGCCTTTATTATATGAATATTTCATTACATATTCTAAATTTCCTGGCATAAGAAAATATAACAACATAATTCCAAACATAGTAGAGTCCATTATGAGTATGTGTATGATTATATGTATAAATATAAATGATATGCCATTTATATTTATGTGGATTTGTATTTATATTTTTAGCTATATCCATTTGTTATATCCATTTGTTTACATAGCAGAATACATAAACGACAATTTACTCAAGTTTTGCAAATATTCCATTGTGAACTGTTTTTGTTGATCTGACATATTGGACACCGGGCCTCTCAATGTATCCACAATTTTGAGAACTTCCTTGGAATTGGCAATATATGCTAAATCTTCCGAATAATCTTTGTTGAAAAAGAACTCAATATTTCCGGAATCAATTGTTTCCTTGTATGGAATATAGATATATTGCACCCACGTCTTAATAATAATAGTAGGATTAGCTTGTTTAATTGCTAAAAACGAAGTTTTAGCAGTTTGTATATCTAAATTGTCGGGAAATATACGAATAATATCATCTAAAAACTCAAATATATGAGTATTAAAAGTCCTTAAAATCATTTTTTTGTCCGACATTTTATGTATATGAATATACAATATAAATATTATTATTTATATAGGTTTTAACTTATTTGTTTTTGGTCATTTCATGTAGCCATAGATTGAGTCGGAATATACGGAGATGTATTAGGGAAAAACTGACTAACGTCGGCATTGCGCTTTTGTTGTAAATCGTCTAAAGATACACCAGACCCAATTTTGTCAGGCCTATAATTATCCGGAGGTGTAGGAATAGTAAAATTACTATGATCCGCGGGAACATAGTTTGCCATTTGTCTATTACCTCCAGTTCCCTTGGCACTCAGTTCTTCGGGAGTCAAGTCATACGATGTATATTTCTCCGAAACCACATTTGCAGACCCTCCGCTTATACTAAATGCCATTGGTTCTCCGCCACTATGAGCAACTGCGGCATCTCGTTGTCGTTTTACTAAAGGATGTAATATAGGAAGTATTTCATCGCCTACTACAACCCTATAATTCTGTTTCACCAATAACAAGGCAGGTACACTATGTACATTAGGTGGAAGCATTATTTTTTTACCATCTTCAAGGAAAATATATGTCTGGTTTGTAAATGCATCTCGTTGCCTTTTATCAATGCAAATACAATTTAGCTGATTTGTCAAATTTTCTTTTACTAAATAGGCAATAATTTTTTTGGAATGTATACAAAAATTACTATAATACAAAATATCCATTACTTTTTCTATAGTTTCATACACTATAAAAAAAATACGTGTTTTACACAAAACCGATTATTTATGCTGATGCAACACACATTGAATATAACAGACGATTTTGGAAATAAAAGACGGCATAACCTAATGATCCCATAAGGGCAGCAAAATAAAATTCTAATCCCTTTCTCTTAGAAAGGCCAATAACTAATGCCGAAAAGACAACGACGGCAACAAAAATTAAACCTATAACGGAAAGAATATAGAAATAAAGGCAATATTGTTTGCCTAAAGGGCTGAAAAATGTTTGCTGGATACTGTCCATTCTGTATTATATATTATATAATAGATTTTTTCCTAAATGTCAAACAAACAAAATCAGATAAAGAGAGCCTGTAAATATAATATATATTTTTATATTATAGATACATATATATGACAGACCAAAACATTAATGATGAATTAGTGTGGAAAATTATCAATTCACATTTCAATGAAAATCCACAATCTTTAGTAGCACATCATATTGAATCTTACAATGATTTTTACGCAAATGGGATTAAACAGATTTTCAGAGAAAAAAACCCTGTCCGTATTTCATCTAAATATGATGAGTCTATAAATGATTATCGCTACCAATGTTTATTATACTTTGGAGGTAAGGACGGTTCTCGTATTTATTACGGAAAACCAGTTATACACGATAAAAATAATGCTCACTATATGATGCCAAATGAAGCCCGTATGCGCAATATGAACTATTCTATGACCATACACTACGATATTGAAGTGGAATATATCCGACTGTTGGAACCAGGCGAAGAACCCATTTTAGTAGGCGTAGACGAAGTAATCCATCAAAATGGAGGCAGCGATGCCTTAGAAATTACACCTGATTATTCTGAACTTATTGCTGACCACAAATTACGCGAATCTTCTGGAAAACTCAAAAAGGAAAGATTAACTGGTGGAGAACTCCAAGAGTATTTGGACAAACAAGAAGAAAGCGACGATGAAGATATAGGTGGTGGCCAAATCGGCGGTGCTCCTAAAAAGAATACAGGGGCGACTAAAGCCACTAAAGAAGCCGCCGCTGCGACCAAAGGAAGTAAGCGTCCTAAATCCACCAAAACTCAGGCAAAAGAAAAACCAGCAACTGAACTCCCATTTATATTGACAGCTGCAGATGCGGCTAGATTGAGAGAAATAAATGAACGTTCTCTTGCCCAACCAAATAAACAAATACATTCAACAGTTTTAGAAAAAATATATTTGGGCAAGTTTCCAATAATGGTCCAATCCGACTATTGTATTTTGAATGGATTAAATCGCGACGTTCGATTTAATATGGGCGAATGCCGCAATGATTTAGGGGGGTATTTCATCATCAATGGAAAAGAGAAAACAATTGTTCCCCAAGAAAAGTTCGCCGACAATATGCTGTATATTAGAGATTTGAAAAGCGATGATTATTTATATTCCGCAGAAATCCGATCGGTTTCGGAGAACTCGGCTAAACCTATACGAACGTTCTCCGTAAAAATGGTTGCGCCGAATACAAAACATAGCAATAGAAATATTGTAGTAAATATTCCTAACGTGAGAAAACCCGTCCCCCTATTCATTGTTTTTCGCGCATTAGGTATCATTTCAGACAAAGATATTATTACAATGTGTCTTTTGGATTTAGAGAAATACGAAAATATGGTAGATTTATTTATTCCATCAGTGCACGACGCAGGGGGCATTTTGTCACAACAAACCGCATTGATGTATATCGCATCCTTGACAAAAATAAATACAGTTACGTATGTTTTAGAAATATTGGCCGATTATTTTCTTCCACATATTGGCGAAGTTGCCTATATGCAAAAGGCATATTATTTAGGATATATTGTATTCCGTTTATTAAATGTATCCATCGGCGCAGAAGTTCCTACTGACCGTGATAGTTTTCGCTATAAACGCGTAGAATTGGCAGGTTCTCTGTTATACGATTTATTTAAAGAATATTATGCCATACAACAACGAGGTATTCATTTGGAGTTTGAGAAAAAACTATATTATAATAAAGAGTTGTACGAAAGTCGGCTAGATGCACTTATACAAGATAACTACCGAGAAGTATTGAAAGACCGTATTTTGGAGACCGGGTTCAAAAAAGCATTTAAAGGAAATTGGGGGGCACAATCTCATACCAAGCGCATTGGTGTGGTACAAGACCTCAATCGGTTGTCTTTTTACACATACATCAGCCATTTACGAAAGACAAACTTGCCTTTGCCGTCTGGCGTAAAATTGGTTGGACCGCGCGTTCTCCATAGTTCCCATTGGGGATTTATTGATCCGATTGATACCCCCGATGGTGGAAATATTGGTCTTCATAAACAATTGGCTATTACTACTTATATTTCGCGCGGTATGTCAAGAGAACCTATTATACAATGGATGCGCGAAAAAGCGTCTATGAGATTAGTGGAAGATTGTGGCCCACAATTATTGGCACAAATGACCAAAGTCATTATAAATGGATATTGGGCAGGTGTTGTAGGAGAACCTATTGAAACCATTAAAAAAATCCGATTATTTAGACGCAACGCATTACTACCGATTCACACATCAGCGACATTTGATATAAAGCAAAACACGATTTTCATTTATACGGATATGGGTCGTTTATGTCGTCCTATTTTCTACAAAGATGAAAACACTGAAAAAATGTCATATGAAAACAAGGAAATCATAGGAAAAATAGTCAAGGGTGAGTTCAATTGGCAAAATCTCGTGTCTGGTTTTAATGAGAAGAAAATCGCCAATTTCAATCCAAATGTCCCGCAAATATATGAATTGTACGAGTTATATCAGGGGGTAGAAGTAGAAAATAATCCGGCTAAATTGGAACGCTTTTTGTCAGACAAGGCGATTATAGATTATATTGATCCAAGTGAAAGTGAAGATGTATTGATAGCTGTAAATCCAGATGAAGTATTGCCAATTCATACTCATTCAGAAATACACGAATCGCTGATTTTTGGGGTTATGTGCAATCAAATCATTTTTCCCGAAAACAACCCACCTGTGCGCAATGCGTTCTCTACTGGTCAGAGTAAACAAGCAGTTTCTATGTATCATACCAACTTCCCTGTAAGAATGGATAAAACCGCAGTTGTTCTAAATAGTGGTCAAATACCTCTAGTTAAATCCCGATTTATGGAACATATAAATCACGAAGAGAATACATATGGCGAAAATGCAATTGTGGCTATTATGTGTTATACCGGATACAATGTGGAAGATGCGATTTTGATTAATGAAGGTGCGCTTAAACGTGGTCTTTTTAGAACAACTTATTATACTACTTATGAAGCCCACGAAGAAACATCAAAAATAGGCGATTTTATTAGTGAAAAAAAGTTCTCCAACATAGAAGAAATAGAAAACATTGTAGGTAAGAAACCCGGGTATGATTATAGTAAACTGGATGCATATGGCATAATCCGCGAAAATACTCCAGTAGATGATAAAACGGTATTGATCGGACTGTCTTCCAATAATTCGCAAAAAGCAAATGTCCGCATTGATGGATCTAAAACGCCTAAAAAGGGTCAAATTGGAATAGTGGATAAAACATTTATTACCGAAGGCGAAGAAGGAGAACGTATTGCTAAAGTCCGTATTCGCGAAGAACGTATTCCGTTTTTAGGCGATAAAATGGCTTCTCGTGCTGGTCAAAAAGGAACAATCGGAATGGTTATACCGGAATGTGATATGCCATTTACAAAAGATGGTATCAGACCGGATCTCATTATTAATCCGCACGCCATACCTACGCGTATGACTATAGGTCAATTGGTGGAATGTATAATTGGAAAAGCATCGGCCCATTATGGCGCGTTTAGCGATTGCACTGCCTTTGTAAACAAGGGTTCCAAAATAGAAATATACGAACAACTTTTGGCCAAGGCCGGATTTCATTCGCAAGGTAATGAAGTGTTATACAATGGTATGACAGGAGAACAAGTAGAAAGCTCCATTTTCATTGGACCTACTTATTATATGAGATTGAAACATATGGTGAAAGACAAGGTCAATTATAGAGCAAGAGGTCCAAATACCGCATTAACCCATCAGCCAGTTAGTGGTCGTGCAAATGATGGAGGATTGCGTATAGGTGAAATGGAACGTGATTCTGTTATTTCACACGGTATTTCAAACTTTTTACAAGAATCAATGATGGAACGTGGTGACAAATATCAAATCGCTGTATGTAATCAATCCGGAATGATTGCCATATACAATCAAGAAAAGAACTTATTTATGAGTCCGGCTATAGATGGACCTTTACAATTTACTACTGCAGCAGACGGAAATAGTCTATATCTCAATGATATTACACGGTTTGGCAGATCTTTTAGTATTGTGTCTATTCCATATACAATGAAACTGCTTATGCAAGAATTGCAAACAATAAATATGCAAATGCGTATTATAACCGAAGATAATATTGAACAATTGGAGAACATGTCGTATTCTAAAAATATATCCAAACTATTGATGATCCCGGGAGCGAATGAAGCTACAGTTGCTGAAATGATTAAACTAGAAGGAAATAATCGGTATACTGAGAAAACTGCAAATGTTCCAAAATATTTAGAAAGTATTTCACCAGGGCCTCTTAATGAACCTCAAAAACAAAAGGCCGAATCGCCACAATATCCAAGTGTTTCACCTGCATATGAACCTACTTCCGATGAAATTGAAAATATTCCCGATAATGCCACATCACCTGTATATTTTCCCGAGTCTTCTCCTGAGTATGTTCCGACGCAAGGTATCAAACCATATAAACCACCTACCGCGGCAGAAATGGAACAACATATGAAAATATGGGAAGAATGGAGAAAATATTATGATCCAAAAACCCAAAGTATGACACACCGTTTTGATGAAGAAACTAAAACATGGGTGAAGAATAAAACGCACGAAGAAATTTGGGGGATCGGTGGTGGACAAGATTATCAAGTAGGAGAACCAGTATATTTAAGAGGAGGGGAAGACCAAACACAATGGACCATAAAACATATAGGTGATAAGTTTATTACGGTAGAAAACCACGACCCCTATTATACCGGCGGGGAAGATACAATCCAAGTAGTTGCACGCCACGAATTACTTCGGCCAGATAAAGTAAACCGAGCAAATAATGATGAGTTATCATTTGATAAGCCAATGTTCTCCAAAATGGGTGGAAAAATACATAATGATAACCAACAACAAAATGATTCTAATGACGGAAAAATAGTGTTTGCCCCTCAAATAGTAGTAACAACAGGTAATGATAACAATATGACTATACCAGCAGTTTCAAATGCAGTTGTTCCTAATGGCGAACAAGCCGATACTATTGGAGAACCAAGTATTATACGAAATATTTCTATGCCTAAAATGGAACAAACAAAAATGGATTCTGTATTGGAACCCGAACCTAAATCACCGGAACCGTCTTCAAGTGGAGGTGGGCTATTAGACTTTGCAAAAGGGTTTTTCATTAAAAAGATGACATAGATGTATTTGTGTATATAAAATGTAGATATGTCATTGGACCCGCAGAAAATTGAAATACTTATATGTATAAGTACTATGTATATTACTTATACATATCAAAATTGTTATCACCCACCCACCCCGACCAATATATTCGCAAACGCGTAAATATTCTTTACTACAATGACGTTTTCAAGATCCGTGCAATTTCACGAAGTATTTGAGGAGTTTATTTTCAAACAGTTTATTGATACATGTAAGTTGCGGACGTGGAGGCTTATATTATTGACTGAAAATACCAGAAAAAATATTCACGATTATCATATAGTTTTACCGCGCAAGTACTTTGCCTATTGTTTGGAAAAACAAGTTGTTTTGGCCGATGGAACTACCGAAGGCCCGGGGGGAGTTTATTTTCCTCAAGAAATGCCTTCAATGGAAGACTTTATACAAGAAACACGCGCGTATTTTGACAAGTTTGTACATATGAAAAATGGGAAAATAGTGTCAGGAGTGAGCATCGGTACACCAATAGAAGACGAAAATGGAAACAAGATAATTGATATGCAAGTTGTATATCACAAGAAATACCAGCCATATCCGGTTCCTTTTACGCGAGAACAAGAATTGGAGATAAACCTAATTACCGCAAATAGGAGAGCCACTCAGGCCGAAATGATTTTACAAGAACATAATTCCATAAAAAATGCAGAAGCAGAAAGATTCGCCAAATTGGAACGCGCATTTAGGAAAATGGCAATGGATGCTTATACAAAAGAAGAGCCAAAAGATTGTCCCGTTTGCTTGGACCCTATTGCCGTGGAAAACTTACACATTACGCTTTGTGGACATCATATTTGCAGTCTTTGCAATAGTAAATGCAGTCGGTGCCCATTGTGTCGTGATGAATATTAGATTGTATTATTGGTATATTGTTTGTACATATATTTTATTTGAATGAACCTATATAAAACTGTAATAACTATTATAATTATGTATAATTATTTTTTTTTCATTTATAGTTGTAAAAAATATCTTAAAAAAGCAATATTGATATATGATTTGATAAATAATAGATTGCCTAATTGCAAAACATATATAATATATGGAAACCCAGAATTGAAAAAATACGAGATCATAGACGACAAATATTTAGTTTTAAATGTAGGAGACAATTATGAAGATCTTACAAATAAAACGCTTTGTTTGTTGAAAACTGCTTTATTAATAAATCCGGAAATAAATGGTATATTTAAATGCGACGATGATATTATTCCAAATATATCTTATTTAACCAATACAATTGCACTTTTGCAGAAAAAACAAATTGACTATTTGGGTATGTCTGTTAAAATACAACCCCATAACTCTATATGGCATTATAATAAATGTTCAAATGCTAGTTACAATACAGAAATATTTGCACCTGGTTGTTTTTATGCAACTGGCCCTATATATTATTTAGGCATAAAAAGTATTGAAGTTCTTATCAATTCGCCTGTAGAAAGGTTTTTCTCTGAAGATATTACGGTCGGATATAACTTGAATAAACAAGGAATAGAGCCAGTAAACATACCATTATACAAAAATAATTTGGAAGACATATTTCAATATAATTTTCAAAATATTGATTCCAATGTAAAAACATTGTTGGTAAGATTACACGGAGGATTGGGGAATCAGCTATTTCAAGCCGCCGCTGGATATTATTTAGCCAAAAAATATTCGTTTATTTTGGTATTAGTATATTCAAAAAACTTGAAACATACCCACGGAGAAGAGTTCTCCAAAACCATATTTAAAAGGTTTAATGTTGTTATAACTGATAATATTTCTTATTATGATAACTGTATTCCATTAAACGAACCAAATAATAATAAAACTTGTTTTGAATATCACGGGGAACAAATTATTAGTTCATATGAAAACCACTTTTTGACGGGATATTTTATTCATAAAGACTATGTGAAAAATGCAGGTCCTGATTTTATTAAGCTATTGAAAAATACAGAAATATGTAAAGAATTACAAACGACATATCCACAATTAAACACATCTTATTTTATACATATTCGCAGGGGAGATTATGTAGGACATAAGTTATATGTAATAGACTATGATTCTTATTTTACAAAAGCAATACATCATATACTTTCCATAGACAAAGATGCTCATTTTTTCATTGTAAGTGATGATATTGCATTTTGTAAGACATACAATATATTCAATAATATTAATAAAACATTTATAGAAAATATGGATACGCTTCATTCCATTTACTTTATGTCAATGTGTTCTAAAGGAGGTATTTGTAGTAATAGTACATTTTCAGGATGGGGAACTGTTCTAAATTATTCCGAAGATAAAACCATTATATTTCCAAATCAATGGATTAATACTCCACAAAAAGTAGATATACCATTTGACTATAGCGTGTCCTTTTGACGTATATAAAATTGAAAGTTGAGTTATATAAAAATATATAAACAAAACATAGTAGTATTATATAACAAAAATGTCGTCCAATTCCAACCGTGTTTTAAGCTTATACAAATCCAGAAACAATATTCTGGAGATTTTGGAAACTTTAGGATATACTATATCTGATTATTCCGGGTTTAGCATAAATGAAATAGATGCAATGTTTGTCAATCAACAATTGGATATGTTGCTGACACACAAATCAAAACAAACGAAAACATATGTGAAATATTTCTTGACATCAAAACAAATACGTCCTCAAAACTTGGATGAAATTATAGAGGACCTATTTGTAATTGATAATGTGCTTACAAAAGAGGATACCTTAGTAATAATTACGGAAGAAGAGCCAAATGATACATTAGTATCTAAGCTCAAATATTTATTTGATCATGATGGGGTATTTGTAGTTGTTCACAATATACAACGATTACAGTTTAATATATTGAATCACAAATTTGTCCCCACTACAACTATTTTGACGCATGATGAAGTGAACAAATTAAAGGTAAAACACAATATCAAGGAATTGAGTCAATTACCTGAGATTTCTAGATTTGACCCAGTGGCGCTTGCTATAGCGATACGTCCAGGCCAGGTATGTAAAATATTACGTTCTAGTGCAACTGCATTAGACTATGAATATTATCGTATTTGTGTATAACCCCTCTAAAGTTATTTAGCAAAAACAATGTATCTAATTATCACTAGTAATTATATAAAATGCCAGTAGTAGAAATAGCATATAATCCTAATGATTTTTATTATGTTTCATCTGGTAAATACGATGATATTAAAGATGTATGTCCTGCTTATTTGAGTAATAAACCGCTATGGGAAAGTGACTGTTGTATAGATAAGCCAGATAAGTCAACTTGTCCAAATTGGAATAAAACAAAATGTTACGAATATGAAGTATGTAAAAACAAAGAATATGCGGATTTAGTAAATAATTTAGAGAACAATAATGGTGGAACAGATGAGAGACTGCGCAATTTACAAAGTCAATATCAAAATGAAGTAATGAAAACAATAAATATCAGCGCAGGAGTTTTATTAATAGCTTATTTGTCTGTATATTTTTTTAAGGCATAAATATATAATGCCGGATATAAATACACATAATAATCTAGTAAATCCTAACAATTTATTTGCTTTAGAAAATGAAGTTATGGCCGATTTAACCAATTTCAATGCAAAGTATAGGTTATATCTTACTTGTGCAAATACACTTAGTCCCAATAGGCTATCTTTTGATAAAGCTATTTGTCCTAGGCCTAGGAATACATACAATTTAAAATCTGACCTAGATACTGCATATCATAAACTTACTAGTACTACTACTACTAGACCATTGGGTAGTTTAGTACGTTTACAACAAGCCATCGATAATTTTCCAAGTACTAATAACGGGGTAGACCAAGCCCAATATATGATAAATTATCAACATATTTTGACTGAATATAGTAAAGTTGTAAAGATAAGACAATCACTTGATGCTAAGTTGGCCGAGTTATACGAAATTGGTGATACAACCAATAATTTCTATGAGAAAAAATTGATGAGTACGTCTTATACAAAAATATTATTGACAATATTAGCAACGAGTCTTACTATTGCAGCCTTTATGACTATGCGAAACAAATAAATATTGCATACATATAATACATTTGTAATATATGTATTTACATTTAGCCATAATATTAGAGTATACATACTATAATAATATATGAATATATCATATAATTAATCTATACTCAATATATAAAATGGCAACAACTACGTCACAAAAATATGCGAGTAGTGATTTTATTACAAGCATTACTGATACTGAAAGTAAAGAACAAAATACATTAAATAGCGCAGCCAGTCAAGTATTAACTACTGCAAACTTTAATAATGTTTTTACTCCAGTAAATGTAGCTGGATTAAATACTGATGGGCTTATTGACGTTAATACCCAGTTTGAGAAATCATATACGTATAGCGCGATGGATATTATACCATTTGCATCTGTAGGTGCAAAAAATGCACACGTCGGATGTAAAACTGCACCCGAATATGCCAGAAGCAATAACATAAATATGACTAGAGCAGATAATGCGTATCATACGTTTAATACTTGTGCAAATAAGGCAGGTATGTTGAATAAAAAATACTTTTCTGTTATAAAACCACTGCCTTCTGCTGGAGTAAAAGATCCCAATTTATTTGAATGTCACGTAGGAGACGAACCTTTGATGAATGCAACAACCGGTCCTAGTTCAAATAGTTATTATGACTATGTAGTATGCTGGTCTATGGGGCCAGCTGTGAATACTATTGGGGTTAATTCTGATACAGGTGATATAATCATTACTGCTGATAATATTTCAAATATGGGGGTAAAACAAAACACGTACAGTAATACTGTTGCTAATTACACATATGGAAATGCGGGAACTTATTTACCTCCGAATACATATGTTTCATTGAAAACTTATATTTTTGACCTAAATCAAGTAACAGTTACTGGCGGATTTATGAACGGTGGATACATTGGGGCTGATATTCCAATTTCTAAAGTTGCGCTTGTACCAAATACCAATGACACTTATATAGTTGGAATAAATCAAGGACAATATATTAAAATGATAAAAATACAACTTGCTATAGGTAATAGCAAACTATATCCCTCTTTACCAAACGATGGTTCATTGTATGCAAAGGCAGTAGAGGCTAAATATAGTGGATTACACCGATTTGTTCGTATAACCGCTTCTTGCAATAACGATAATTGGTTACAAATATCGGAACTTCAAGTATTTGATGAAAATGGAAATAATGTAGCAAAAGGCAAAAAAGTATATGCAAAAGACTCTTGGCCGTGGTATTCAAATCCAGCGTATGCAGTAAGCGGAAATGCTGCTAATAAACCATACTATAGTGGACATCATAGCGGTTCTCCTTGCAATTCTTGGTGGATGGTAGATTTAGGTCAAGATGTGAATATTACAAAGATTGTGTATTACAATAGACAAGATTGTTGTCAAGGTAGAACTAACGGAGCATTATTAGATTGTTTAGGAGTAAATGGAGAAGTGATGTTTAGAACTACAATGAACGGAGATATGGTTCAAACATTTCAAGTTCCACCTAATAATATGGATCTTAATGCATTGTGGAATAAGGGTATTCCGACAAATCTGGTCGGAGACGCAACAACAACTGGATATGGTATAAAAGGATTTACAGTTAGAGTAGACCCAGTTGCATTGGGAAGAGGAGCTCCCGGATATGCTTCTCAGCAAGATGTTCAATTACCCGCTGGTCAAACTAGTTATACAACACTGACTGGCGTTGAACCGAGCATTTGCCAATCTACATGCGACAATGACCCTAATTGTCTTGGATATACAACTTCAGGAACTACAACAGTAGCAAGTGAAATTGACACTACTGATTTAGGATGTTATAAAGATTCTTGGACTCGGGCAATGCTTACCGGTAATGGAACTGGTAAAAATAAAGATTCTTGTTTGGTAGAGGCAAGAAACCGAGGGCACACTTTCTTTGGATTACAAAATGGAGGAGAATGTTGGACGACGAATGATGATTCTACTACAAGTGGATACAAAAGATATGGTCCAGAAAATAAACAACCGTGCTATTCTTTAGGAGGTGGATGGCAAAATCACGTATACAAAAGAAACTTTGTAAATAAACCTATATCAAATTGTAATTTCTATGGAGCAAATATTGGATCTGGGGCTCAACCTGCAAAGGGGTCAAATATTTCAGTGAGAAATCAAACTACTGCACCAGTTAATAATACAACTCTAAATATGACAAATAATGCATTGAAACTAGATTTAACACAGTGTGGATCTAACGCCTGTAAGTTCAGATTAGAATTAGGAACAGATGGCAATATCAAACTATATAGACTGTCTTCATCAAATGGAACAGTTTCTAGTTCACCAACTGGGGAAGTTGTATGGGATTTATTTTCATCAGATAATACAGTGGCCACTAAAGTAAAGAATATTGCACCAATTACACAATTAGATTGGAAAAACGATTTCAACAATGGAACCAATAACATACTTTCTGCGGGAGAATCTATACCTACAACTAAAAAGCAGTTAATATCTTCCAATGGACAATTTAAATTAGAAATCTCAGGCGGATATTTGCAATTAAAGGCTGCTGTATATGGATGTTTTTCTAGTGACTCCACATATAGTAATACAACTGCTCCTATGTATACAAACGCGGTTGAAAATGGTGCCCAATCATACTATGTGTATCAAAGTGATTTATCTCATCCTAAGGTTGGAAATGCATATTATGGAGTGCGCGGTCCAAAAGGAATGGCTATCAAGAATATAGATAGAACAAATCCAATTTTACTCAATAGTGTTAGTTATATACAACTTCCAGATAAATATATACCGGCAAATGATACCGATCCTACTGCTATATCCGCCACTAATGCACAAGATTGTCAAGCAAAATGTAGCGCATCTACCGATTGTAAATACGTATATGTTAAAAATGATAATCAATGTTTATTAGGCAATAAATTACAACCTGCATATATTCCTCAACCAAGCGATTCTACAGATAAATACGCTTTATATTTACGAAGACAAGTATTAGATACTACAAATGTTTCGTCTACTATTAGCTTAGATCAAAGAGTTCAATCATTGCCAACATCTCAATATAGAAACTTCAAAGCTGATTTTTTCGGACCTCCAATAACTGGACCACAAGATATAGGCGGTGCTGCAACTCCAATTGGACAGGCTATTACTGCAAGAAGACAAGAAATACAAGGCGGAGATGCTACTGTTAAAACAACTACTCAACCACCACCTGCTGCACCATCTACATATCCTGCTAGTAATTATTCATCTGCACCAAAACCTACCGATAATACAAATAAGACCACATTTTCATCAACTGTATTTTCGGAAGGTTTTGATACACACCAATGGTCAGATCCTGGTGCTAATTGTGGCGCAACTCCAAACGTACCAACATGTTATGCTGCAATTAGAGATGGACAAATTACTCCCCTTAAGGCAATCGCGCAAGATTATAGCAATCAATTGAATCAAATGAATACAACTTATAATGACATTAGTAATAATGTTACTAATTATAATGCATTATATAACATAATGAATAGTGATCCGATTTATGATTTTTCTGAAACACAACCAATTGTATTAAGTGGAAATAGCGATTTAACAACTGAAATGCTGAACGATTCCAAGCGATTGGCTTTACAAACAAATAATATATATATCGCAGGTAGTATTTTAACAACAACTCTTTTAGTTTCTGCAATATATTTAGGCAGGTCATAAATACAAAACTCTGCTTTTATATTTTCACTACAACGATAACCCATCTGGACAATTTATACACCGAATAATTGAAATATTCGGTATAAAATATCATTAATGATTTGAAACAATAACCCTTACGTGGTGAGGTTTTAATTATTCACTAGTATAAATTATGTTTAATGTGTCCTATTTTTAATGTTAATCTGTACAATTATTTTTGGTTTAACCTATAATAAAATACTAATAATATATACAATAATATATATATTATTCATTATGTCCACTCCCACGGTTTATTCTGACTTATCTGGAATATTTTATGTTCAACAACAATATCTTCTAGATTTATCTGCTTTATCAGGAGATTCTGCATTGGGAATAACTGCATTGGGCTATATGCAGGATTTACGAAGTAACTTGACCCAGGCCTATAATACGTATCAAAGAGCAAGTCCATCCGCAAGTGCTATTTTAGATAGACAATCAGATATGAAACGAATCATTGATGCCGAGTATGAACGTTTAAATACTAAAAAGAACTCAGTTAATAGTGCATTATATGGTCAAAAACGTATGGCACAATTTTCAGATAGTTATAGCAAAAAATATTTTGCACAAATAAAGATTTTGTTTATAATCATAATTGTTTTAATCATATATTTAGGATTAACAATGTTGAATAATTTTATACCAGTTCCAACTTCGGTGTTTATGTTTATAATGATAGTTATAGGAGTATTTGCACTAGTAATAATTTTACTTACGCTAAAGGATATTAATAGCAGATACAATATGGACTTTGATAAACTCAATTTCCGTGCTCCAACAAGTAGCGAAATTAATGGAAATGTAAATGGAAATATAAATGGAGGTGGTAGTGGAGGATTACTATGCGTAGGCGAAAGCTGTTGCCCTGCGGGTAATCCAAGTGGAGCAATATGGGACCGCAATTCACAACAGTGTTTGTCATTTAATGTAGGCGTTTCTAATCCTCAACCAGCAAGTGCCACCCCAGCAAGTGCCACCCCAGCAAGTGCCACCCCAGCAAGTGCCACCCCAGCAAGTGCCGCCCCAGCAAGTACCACCCCAGCAAGTG